GCGAAGAAAAATATCCACAAACTACACAAGAATTTAAGAACATCCTAGATGAAATGTATGAAACCTTCTGTAAAAAACAGAGGAATTATGGGCCTGGTAACATATCAGTTGGTACACCTTTAGAAACTGAAGATGATATCAAAGTTGCACTTACAGGTCTTTGGTTTAGGAAGAATGATAAGATTCAAAGATTATTACAATTAGTGGTAAAAGGACAACCAGATGAGGTAGGGGAGAACATCCAAGATACCTATGAAGATTTGTCTGTATATGGTGTAATATCACAAATTGTACAAAGAAAAAAATGGGCCAAATAAAACTTTACGTTTTCACAAATTGGCCATATTTATATATACACCAAGTGTAACAGTACACTTAAAATAAACTGTAAAACTTAAACATTTAAATTTAAAATTAATTATTATTATGGGAATTGACATTAACGCAATTAAGGGTAGATTGAACAAACTTCAAAATACTCAAAAGAAGTCAGATTCACTTTGGAAACCAACACCTGGTAAAACCCAAGTTAGAATCGTACCTTACAAGTTCAACAAAGACAATCCTTTCATTGAACTTTACTTTCACTACAACATTAACAACAAAACTTATTTATCTCCACAATCATTTGGTAGACCAGACCCTATTGTAGAGTTTGCGGATAAACTAAAGAGAATGGGTGATAAAGAAGATTGGAAGGCTGCAAAACAAATGGAGCCTAAGTTAAGAACTTTTGTACCTGTTATAGTGAGAGGTGAAGAAGGAGAAGGTGTTAGATTTTGGGGATTTGGTAAAACAGTATATCAAGAAATTCTTGGATATATTGCAGACCCCGATTATGGAGATATCACCGACCCTTCAAGTGGTAGAGATTTAACAATCGAATACAAATCTGCAGAAGATGCAGGAACAACTTATCCTACTACCACTATCAGAGTTAAACCATCTCAAACTCCACTTTCTGATAATTCAGATACAGTGGCTAATCTTTTAGAAAATCAAACTGAAATTACAGATTTATATTCTGAACTTTCTTATGATGAACTTAAAGATGTACTTGAAGGTTGGTTAAATCCAACTGCTGAATCATCTTCTGATGAATCAACTTCAGAAAGTACAACTTTATCTGAAAGTAAACCAAAGCAAGAAGTAAACGATTTACCTTTTGATGTAGATGAATCAAAACCTACACCATCTAAGAAAACTGATGATGTTGCTTCTGCGTTTGATGATTTGTTTAACAATTAATATCCACTAAATGGCGAAGAAAAAAGAACTAGAATTAGCAGATATCCTTGCGGATACTCTAAACAAAAATTCAAAAGACCAAAAGGTAGCATTCTTCCTAGATTCGGATGAGGCTCCTACAAACGTAGAGGGTTGGATTTCGACTGGAACTGCTATGTTGGATGTTGCGATTTCTAATCGCCCTTATGGTGGATTACCCGTTGGTAGAATCACCGAAATTACAGGTTTAGAACAAAGTGGGAAATCACTACTAGCTGCCCATCTCCTTGCTGAAACACAAAAACAAGGGGGTGTGGCAGTTCTAATCGATACAGAAACTGCTGTAAGTAGAGAATTTTTAGATGCAATTGGTGTTGACGTATCTAAACTTCTTTATGTATCCGCAGATTCAGTAGAACAAATTTTTGATTATTGTGAAACAATTATTGAAAAGGTAAGAACTGCATCGAAAGATAAGTTAGTAACTATTGTTGTAGATTCGGTTGCAGCCGCTTCAACTAAAAATGAATTGGCAGCAGATTACAATAAGGATGGTTATGCAACTGATAAAGCAATCATCATCTCAAAAGCCATGAGAAAAATAACAAACATGATTGGTAGACAAAAGATTACTCTTGTGTTTACTAACCAACTTAGACAAAAGATGGGTGTTATGTTTGGTGACCCATGGACAACGAGTGGTGGTAAGGCTTTAGCATTCCATAGTTCTGTTAGAATCCGTCTTAAAAATATGGGACAGATTAAAACCAAAGTTAATGGTAAAGATAGAACAATTGGAATTAAGGTAAGAGCACAAATCGTAAAAAATCGAATGGGGCCACCATTAAGAGCGGCGGATTTCGATATATTCTTTGAAAGAGGAATTGATAATTATGGTTCATGGCTCGGAGTTATGAAAGAAAATAAAATAGTAAAACAAGCAGGTGCGTGGTATGAATATGCTGATACTGAGACTGGAGAAATATTCAAGTTTCAATCAAAAGATTTTATTCCATTGATGGGTGAGAAACAAGAATTAAGAGAACAGATTTATAAAAGAATTTGTGAGGCAACTATCTTACAATATAAATCAGATACTCTTGATATCGATGCTCATTCAGTTGATACTGAAACACCTGGTGAAAATGACTAAAAGTTATGAATAAATTATTATATGAAATGTTAAAAAGTAGTGCCGAATCTGATAAGAGTAAAGCACTACTTTCACTAGAACTTCTTGGTGAGAAGGCTGTTGGTATTGGTGACCACTCTACTGAAGATTTCTACAAAAATGCTGAAGAGGCTTTGGTGTTGTTAGTAGATGCTGATGATAGATTGAGTACTTTAGAAAAATATTATCAACCATCGAAAGAAGTTTTATGAGAGAACTCTACAAAAACATTTTAGAATCAGTTGAAAGAGAACATGAGAATGCAGGTAATAAGCATAAAAATTCTCGTGTTCTCATCATTGATGGATTAAACACTTTTATTAGGTGTTGGACATCTATCCCTACTCTAAATGATAATGGTGACCATGTTGGTGGTGTAACTGGTGTATTACGTTCAATCGGATACGCAATCAGACAAACACAACCAACTAGAGTTATTGTTACATTTGATGGTAGTGGTGGTTCTAAAAGAAGAAAAAAACTATTTGAAGGTTATAAGGCAAATCGTTCTAAAAGTAAACTCAGAATTAATCGTGCATACAATGATATGATGAATGATGAGGAAGAACGAGAATCAATGAAGAGACAATATGTTTGGTTAGCTGATATTCTTGATTATCTACCAGTATCATTTATGATGTATGATGGTGTAGAGGCAGATGATGTTATGGCCTATATTTCTGAACAGATTCTCAAAGAAGATGAACAAGCTGTATTGATGTCTACTGATAAAGATTTCTTACAATTAGTAGATGAAAAAACAATCATTTGGTCACCTACTAAAAAGAAGATTTATAATCAGAAAGTAGTACAAGAAGAGTTCGGTTTACACCCCAACAATATGTTAATTTACAGAGTACTCGATGGAGATTCATCAGATAATATACCTGGAGTTAGAGGATGTGGTATTAAAACCCTTCTAAAAAGGTTTCCAGAGTTGACTGAGGAACGAACTATCACAGTAGATGAGTTACTTAAACTAGCAGAAGAAAAGAAGGGTAAAATCAAATTATATGATGATATCTTGAAAGCAAGAGAACAAATCATCATGAATGAAAAACTAATGCAACTTAAAGAAGTTGATATTAGTGGACAAATTAAAATGAAAATCCTTGATAGATTTCATGAAGAAATTAAACCATTAAACAAAATGGATTTTATGAAGGTATTATTAAAATATAAAGTTGTTAATAACATGGGCAATATTAATGATTGGTTAAAAACAACTTTTGGTAACATCATAACAGATTAATGACAGAAATAGACAACTTATCGAAATTCGGGCAATCATTTCAGAGTAAAGTTGTATCGGCACTATTAACTGATGAAAAGTTTTTGGATACTCTTAGTGAGATTACTACTCCAAAATTCTTTGAATCAGACGCAAACAAGTGGATAATAGGTGAGATATTAGATTATCACGAAGAATTTAGAAAACCCCCTACATTAGATGTATTCAAAGCACAATTATCAAAATTAGATAATGATGTTTTGAAAACTACAATTGTTGAACAATTAAGACACGTATTTACACAAGTAGGTAATGTGGATTTAGATTACATCAAAAAAGAGTTCACATCTTTTTGTAGGAATCAGAATTTAAAACAAGTAATCCTTGCATCAGTTGATTTACTAAAAGCGGGTAACTTTGATAGAATCAAAGATTTAGTAGATAGAGCAATGAAAGTTGGTACTGAAACTGATTTAGGACATAACTATTTAGATGATTTTGATTTAAGAGCAGAAGAAGTAAAACGAGATACTGTACCATCCGATTGGAAACCAATCAATGATTTAATGGATGGTGGATTAGGACCAGGAGAATTAGGTGTAGTAGTTGCACCATCTGGTGTTGGTAAAACTTGGATACTAACTGCATTAGGAGCATCAGCCGTACGTCAAGGTTTGAGTGTAGTTCATTACACTATGGAACTATCTGAACATTATGTTGGACAAAGGTACGATACTGTATTTACACAAGTACCATCAGCAGAATTGAAAGATAAGAAAGAAGAAGTAAAAGGAAAAATCAAAAACTTACAAGGTTCGTTGTTGATTAAGTATTTCCCACCCAAAGGAGTTACAGTTAAAAAAATACAACAACACATTGATAAGATGATTGCAACAGATAACAAGCCCGATGTTATCATTGTTGATTATGCCGATTTACTTCTCTCTCATTCAAACAAATCCGATTCTACTTATGCAGAACAAGGAGGCGTTTATATAGATTTGAGAGGATTGAGTGGTGAAATGGGAATACCTGTTTGGACTGCATCTCAAACCAATCGTTCGGCAATAGATTCAGAAGTAATCGAAGCTGATAAAATTGCTGATTCATATGCAAAAGTTATGAATGCAGATTTCATTATGAGTTGGAGTAGAAAGAGTAAAGATAAATTAAATAATACTGCTCGAGCTCACATAATGAAGAACAGATTTGGACCTGATGGGATTACATTTCCATGTAAGATGGATACTAATACAGGTTTCATTGAAGTTTATGAAGGTACATCGGCCGAAGGTATTCTTTCAACGAAAGAATCAGCCTCTGGTCAATTAGAAAGGAGACAATTACTCCACAAAAAGTATGTAGAAAATATGGGATAGTGTATAATAAAAAAAATATTTTTAAAAATACTATTCGGTTTTGAATATATACAATAGTTATATCTACGAACATTAAATTAAAGGAAATAAATTATGGCAAATTCACAAGAACTTTTCGAACAAATCAAAGAACTATTTACACAATTTGAAGATGAACACAATGGTACTTCTAAAGCAGCTAAATCAAGAGCTAGGAAGGCAATTGGAGAAATCAAAAAATTAGTTACTGATTACAGAAAAGCATCTGTTGAAGAGAACAAGTAAAAAAGTTATAGAAAAATGAGCAAATTATTCACAGAACGAGTACCGTTCAAACCATTCGAATATCCAATTTATTACAACGAAGGTTGGTTAAAACAGGCACAGGCATTTTGGTTACATACTGAAATTCCAATGCAAGGGGATGTTAAAGATTGGAACGAAACCCTAACAGAGTCAGAAAAGAATTTAGTTGGTAACATCCTATTAGGATTTGCACAAACAGAATGTGCAGTATCTGATTATTGGACTAACATGGTTACTGATTGGTTTCCCAAACATGAAATTAGACAAATGGCTATGATGTTTGGTTCACAAGAAACCATTCATGCAACAGCATATTCTTATTTAAATGAAACTTTAGGGTTGGATGATTTCTCAGCATTTCTACATGAACCTGCGGTTGCAGAAAAATTTGAATTACTTACTCAAACTTCGGCAGATTGGACACACGAAGATTTACAAAAGAACGAAAAAGCAAGACAGGAAGTAGGTAGAAGTTTAGCAATTTTTTCAGCATTTGCTGAAGGAGTATCTCTCTACTCTTCCTTTGCTGTTCTTTATTCGTTCCAAATGAGAAACAAACTAAAAGGAATCGGACAACAAATGAAATGGAGTGTAAGAGATGAATCACTTCATAGTAGAATGGGATGTCAATTATTCAGACATATGTGTGAAGAATATCCTGAACTACAAGAACAATGTAAAGATTCTATCGAGGAAGCTGCAAAATTAATTGTAGAACTCGAAACTAAATTTATTGATAAAATGTTCGAGATGGGAGATTTAGAAAATCTGAAAGCAGATGATTTAAAAGAATTCATCAAAGAAAGAACAAACACCAAGTTAAAAGAATTAGGATACGAATCAATTTTTGATTACAATAAAAAGAAATCAGAAAATTTAGAATGGTTCTATCATCTTACAGGCGGACACACTCACACAGATTTCTTTGCTATTAGACCTACTGATTATTCTAAGGCAAACGAGGGTGAGGATTGGGACGATTTATTTTAAAAATTTGAAAAACAAAAAGGTTACAATAACAGATACGAGGATATCGTATTCAGATGATGATTCTAAAATTGTTATGGATGTAGTGTCCAAACAATTGATGGAATTTTACTCTAATATTGTTACACAAAATGGTGGAAAAGTATTAGATGTTGGATTTGGATTAGGATATAGTGCTGATGCAATCTATAACAAGGTTGGTAATTATCATTGTATAGAAACAAATCCACAAATCTTTAACGAAGCACAGAAATGGGCTGAAGGTAAAGATAATGTTCATTTATATTTTGGAGATTGGATAGATGTAATCCCAACGTTAGATGTTAAGTTTGATGGTATTTTTTTAGATACTTATGATGACCCTAACTATTCTAAATTTGAAGATTACGCAAAACTAATCTCAAATGAAAATTGTGTATTATCAATTTTTAGTTATTTCGTATTAAGAGATACTAGTGATTTACATTCTTTTCAATTCAAGATAGATTCTCCTCATAGAGAACACTATCCAAAAGTAATTGAACAAACACATAATTGTAATTGGAGTTATTTTATAGATGGTGTATTTCAAAAAAATGTAATACATGAACCCATTTGATTATTTAAATACTTCAGTTAAAAGTTATCAAAGAACAAGCAGTGTTCATGGAGTTGGATTATTTGCTTTGGTTGATATAAAAAAAGGAGAACAAGTTTTTCCAACATGGAAAGGAGAAACTGGTTGGTACAAAATAAAGTTTGGTGAAGCCAAACAGTTACCTAAAGAAGTATTATCATATGTACTTCGTTCTTATGGGAATAATATAGTTAACGATAATTCTGAAATTAATTTCAAATTAACGAAGGATTGTAATTTTTTATTTTCAGACCCATTGTGTTTATTAAATACACAATTTGAAGAAGGAAGTATTGATAGTAAAACAGGTATAGCAATAAAAGATATAAAAATAAACGAAGAAATTTTCGGTAATTATGGAAACTCTTCACAAATAAAATTAATATAAAATGGCAAAAAACTACGGAGAAGATTTAGGTTGGGAAATCGATGTTGATTTTCCTTCATGGGGTAATACAGAGATATATGTAAAAACAATATCTAAAGGATATCTATTACCTGGTGAGAAACCAAAAGATGCCTATTGGAGAGTTGCAACAAGAGTTGCACAAAGATTGGGTAAACCACAAATGGCAACGAAGTTTTTTGATTACATTTGGAAAGGTTGGTTAAATCTTGCAACACCAGTCCTTTCAAATACTGGTACTGATAGAGGATTACCTATTTCTTGTTTTGGTATTGATGTTGCCGATTCCATTTATGATATTGGTTCTAAAAACTTAGAACTAATGTTACTTGCAAAACATGGCGGTGGAGTTGGTATTGGTATCAATCAGATTAGACCAGCAGGTTCTATAATTGCAGGTAATGGAACATCTGATGGTGTTGTACCATTTACAAAAATATACGATTCTACAATCCTTGCTACAAATCAAGGTTCAGTAAGAAGAGGTGCTGCTTCAGTTAACCTTAACATTGAACACGATGATTTTGAAGAGTGGTTGGAAATTAGAGAACCAAAAGGTGATGTAAACAGACAATCACTTAACTTACATCAATGTGCAATTGTTGGTGATAAGTTTATGAGAAAACTCCAAGATGGAAACGAAACTGCAAGAAGAAGATGGGGTAAACTACTTCAGAAAAGAAAAGCAACTGGTGAACCTTATATTATGTTTAAAGGTAATGTGAACAAGAATAATCCAGAGATGTATAAGAAAAATGGATTAAAAGTATTCATGACAAATATTTGTTCTGAAATCACATTACATACAGATGAGAATCATTCATTCGTTTGTTGTTTATCTTCAATCAATTTAGCAAAGTATGATGAATGGAAAAGTACAGATTTAATTTATACTGCAACTTGGTTTTTAGATGGTGTACTTTCTGAATTTATTCAAAAGGCCAAAAACATGAAAGGATTCGAACATTCTGTTGCATCTGCTGAAAAAGGTAGAGCATTAGGATTAGGAGTATTAGGATGGCACACATACTTACAACAAAGAGGTATTCCATTTGAAGGAATGGATGCACAATTTGAAACTCGTAAGATTTTCTCACAAATGAAAATCGAATCAGAAAGAGCAAGTAGAGATTTAGCATCAGAATATGGTGAACCACTATGGTGTAAAGAAAGTGGATTTAGAAATACACACCTTAGAGCAGTTGCACCAACAGTATCAAACTCAAAGTTAGCAGGTCATGTATCACCAGGTATTGAACCATGGGCTGCAAATATATTTACAGAACAAACTTCCAAAGGAACTTTCATTAGAAAAAATGGTGAGTTAATTAAAGTATTGAGAAAGGCAGGAATTAATAATAAAGATACTTGGGATAAAATTATGGAAGATGGTGGTTCAATTCAAGGAATCAAAGAATTAGATAAGTGGTGTTACCTAGATGGTAAGATGGTTCTTTGTTCAGAAATAAAAAATGGTGATAGAGATAAAATCTACCCTGTCAAGGATGTGTTCAGAACATTCAAAGAAATTAATCAAATGGATTTGGTAAAACAAGCTGGAGTTAGACAACAGTATATTGACCAATCAGTTTCATTAAATTTAGCATTCCCTTCGATTGCAACACCGAAGTGGATTAATCAAGTAACAATGGAAGCTTGGAAACAAGGTATTAAAACATTGTACTATATGAGAACTGAATCAGTTCTTAGAGGTGATATTGCCACTAGGGCAGTTGACCCCGATTGTGTTGCATGTGATGGTTAAAATTAATTAGGAGAAAAAAATGGTAACAGTTAAAAAATTCTATGCAGATTGGTGTGGACCATGTAAGGTTCTTACACCAGTAATGGAGAATGTAAAAAGTAAATTCTCACAAGTATCTTTTGAAAATGTAAACATCGATACAGATTTTGAAACAGCTCAAAAGTATTATGTTCGTTCAGTACCAACAGTAATCATTGAAAAGAATGGTGAAGAAGTACAAAGATTTGTAGGAGTACAATCAGAACTTGCATACACAAACACAATTAATGAAAATTTATAAGATTTTATTTGGATTTCTCAAATATTTTTCTTATATTAGCTTAAATTTTAAAAAGTATGGTGAAAAGCTTATGGTTTTTCTCTAATAGGTTACGAGGTGAATCTCATCCAAGAGCAAAACTCACATCTCAACAAGTGAGACAAATAAGAGAACTCTATTCTAAGGGTTTCTCTACTAATATCATAGCTCGTAATTTCAAAGTATCTACTTGGAACGTAGAAGAAATTGTTAAACGAAAAACTTGGACACATATATGACAGTTATAGAGGCAACATCGCCAGGAGATGCCTGGGTGAAAGTATCAAAACATTTATTAGAACATGGTGTTAAGGTTGGTAATCTAACAGAAGAACTCAATGTAGTAACTGAAATCACAGAATTCAAATCAGATGATTGGTTTGATGGACACTTCAGAGAAGTGATGGGTGATGATAGAATTGATTTTGCCAAAACTGTTACATTCCTTAAACCAGAAGAAAAGAAATCAGATAATCCATTCTTTGAAGAAGAAGAAGGTTTGGATTACAAATATATTAAAGACCATTGGTATCAATCTTATTGGGGTAGAATGGTATCTTGGAAGGGTGAATTCAATCAAGTTGAAAATGTAATTAAGATTTTAAGTAAAGGACAGGCTGTAAAAAGATGTGAACTTATTATCTTTGACCCTACAAAAGATGCAAGGAATCCCTATTCACAACCTTGTATGTGTATGATTGATTTAAAACCAAGAGATGGTAAATTATACCTAACATCAGTACTTCGTTCAAATAGAGTATCTAAAAGTGGTTACGCAGATTATACTGCATTAACAGAGATGGGACACTTCCTTGCTGAACAAAGTGGATTAGAATTAGGGAAAGTAACTACACTTGCTTGTTCATGTCATATCGGTGATATGGATAATGAAAAAAAGAAAACTATCAAGTTATTAGAAGTATTAGGTAAATGAGAGTACACGAATCATTTAAGTTTGACCCCAATCCGAAATGGGCATGGGATTTTAAAGAACTTTTATTAGATAGATTATCAGAAATACCAGATGATTATTCATTATCATTTTCTGCTGGTATAGATTCATCTATGTTATTATATGGTCTGATGGAATTAGGTAAGAAGCCATCTCAGTTACTTACATTTCAAGTAGAAGATTACGATACAAATGATTTAATCTATTCTCGTAAGATTGCAAAAGGATATGGTATTCCATTAGAAATTGTAAACATACCTAAAATAAATAAAGAAAGTGCATCTAAAATAATAAAAGATGGTATCGATAGAATTGGAATATCAAGAAAAATAGATATTCAATGTTGTTATGCATATTGGTATATGTTACAACATATTTCAACCAAACATTTAGTTGCGGGATTATATGAGGATGTTATATATGAAACAAACGCCAAACTTAGTATCAAGTATAGAGATATGTTAAAGGGTGTTGTTACAAGAGAAGATTTTGATAAACATTATAATGACCATCGTAGAATGTGTTATGAAGATAAAAACTTTAATGGTAATGTACATAATCATGTATCAATTAGAAAATATATTAATTCATATGGAATTACTTTAGATACACCATTACAGACAGAAAGTATCTACAAACATTTTCAGAATGTAAATTATGAACAAACTAATTTCAAATTTGAAGATGATAAAATGAAAGAAAAGAAAAAGTGGTTTGTAACTGATGTATTATTTAAAGATGAGTTTGAGAGATTTGGTAATGCAAAAAACAAATCTAACTTTCATACTAAAAAAGAAAAAGGAGATATAAATACACTTCATTGTGAAATCTTTGGAGTTGAAAAGAAACAACTTATATCTCATTACAATAAAATTAAAAACGAAGTACAACACGAATGGTTCTAACTCCGATAGAAGAATATAAACTAAAAGGAAAGACAGTTCATGTCAAACGAGATGATTTAGTTGGGGATGGTATAAATTATCCTCGATGGGCAAAGATTGAAGGTATAAGAAAGATTATAGAATCTGATTATATTGATAAATCAAAACCACTAACACATCTTTCAGTATATGGAAGTTGGACTGGTTGGACATTATCTAGGATGTGTAAGGATTATGGTATTGAATTTATATCATCATATCCAAATTCTAAAACATATCCACCTCAGATATTAGAAATAATCAAAGGTAATGGTGCAACTTTAAATCCGATGAAACCAAACATGATGAAACTACTTGAGAATAAACTTGGTGGTATCGCAAAAAAGAATGGTTGGCAACAATTACCGTATGCTTTTAATCATCCTGCTTATGTAGATTACATGAAGAGTAGGATGAAACAAGTTTTGGAAGAAGAAGATTTCGACCATCTTGTTGTATCAATCGGTAGTGGGGTAACTGCTTCTGGTTTAATAAAAGAATTTTTACAATATACAGATTGGAAAGATTTACTTAATAACAGAAGAAAAGTTCACACTATTACGATGTCATCAATAGAATCTACAAAAAAGATTCTAAATGAAAACAAAGCAGGAGATTTAAACAATATTAACATTTATAAATCCCCATTTGAATTCAATGATTTTATGGAAGATTATTCTGTTCCATTTGATTGTAACGAATTTTGGGATAAAAAGATGTGGTATTGGTTAGAAGAAAATATAGAGTCACTAGATGGAAAGATTTTATTTTGGAACATCGGTGGTTCGTACAAAAAATCACTAAATTTAAATTAAATAAAAATGGCAAAACAATTGAAATTTGATGTATCTGCAAGAGAATCCTTAAAGAATGGATTAGATACATTAGCAGATGCAGTTAAGGTTACATTAGGACCGAAGGGTAGAAATGTTCTACTACAAAAACAACAAGGTACACCTCATATTACAAAAGATGGTGTATCAGTTGCAAAAGAAATTGAGTTAGAAGATGTTTTTGAAAACATGGGTGCTCAATTAGTAAAAGAGGTTGCATCCAAAACAGCAGATGAGGCTGGTGATGGAACAACAACGGCAACAGTTCTTGCTCAAGAAATCGCAAGATTGGGATTTGAATCAGTTGAAGGTGGTGCAAACCCTATGGAAATCAAAAAGGGAATTGAACACGCAGTTAAACTAGTAGTTCAAGAACTCAGAAAACAGGCAATCGTAGTTGGCGATGATTATGAAAAAATTCAACAAGTTGCAACTATCTCAGCCAATAATGATATTACAATCGGTAAATTGATTGCTGATGCATTCCAAAAAGTAGGAACAGAAGGAGTTATTACTGTTGAAGAAGGTAATGGTATTGAAACTTACATGGATGTGGTAGAAGGTATGCAATTCGATAGAGGATATATCTCACCACACTTTATCACTAATCCAGATAAAATGGAAGTATCATTTGAAAATGCATATGTTTTATTATATGATGGTAGATTATCTTCAATGAATGATTTACTTCCGATACTAGAAGGTGTATCACAACAATCAAAACCACTTGTACTTATTGCAGATGATTTAGAAGGTGATGTATTAGGAACATTAGTTGTTAATAAGATGAGAGGAAATCTACAAGTATGTGGAATTAAATCTCCAGGCTTTGGTGATAGAAAGAAAGAGATGATGCAAGATATTGCAGTTCTAACGGGTGGTACATTCATTACCTCTGAATTGGGTTACAAGATTGAAGAAGTGGGGTTAGAAGTTCTAGGAACTGCCGAGAAGATAACTATCAGTAAAGATACTACTACAATTGTAAATGGTGGTGGTACTGTTGATGATATCACAACTAGAATCGAACAGATTAAGAATCAAATTGAAACATCTAATTCAGATTATGATAAAGAAAAACTACAAGAAAGATTAGCAAAACTAAGTGGTGGAGTTGCAGTTCTTTACATCGGTGCAGGTTCTGAAGTTGAATTAAAAGAAAAGAAAGATAGAGTAGATGATGCACTTCATGCAACTAGAGCAGCAATTGAAGAAGGTATTGTTGAAGGTGGTGGTATTGCTTTACTCAAAATTCAAGATATTCTTTCTAATGGTTGTGAAAAAGAAGGAAGTGAATCTTTCTATGTAGGATATAATATAATTGTAAATACTCTTTCATCACCATTATCTCAGATTTTAAGTAACTGTGGAGTTGGTGTTGATACTGAAATCATTGAACATATAAAAAAGAGTGGTGGTGGTTATGATGCAAAGAATGAAAAATATGTAGATATGTTTGAAGCTGGTATCATTGACCCTAAGAAAGTTACGAGAACTGCATTAGAAAATGCTGCCTCTGTTGCAGGTATGATTTTAACAACTGAATGTATGGTTGTTAATAAACCTGAAGAAAAACCTCAGTTTCCACCTATGATTCCAATGGGATAGATGATAAAAGAACTAGAGAAATATAAAAGAGAAAATTACAAAGGTGATTACTTTCTCATTGAGAATGAAGAATGGGAATTAATCAAGGGTAAATATGAACAAGATGTGGTGAAAGAGTCTCTTGCCGAAGTAGCTGCATCTTGGCCATTACCTTACGCTACTGATAAATGGGAGTGGGAAGATGTTGTAAAAGATTATGGAAAATTAAAAGGAATTCGCTGGAATGAGCTTCTCAAGGAAGGTGAATGGTTCATGAGACAAGCAACTGAAACAAAATATCCACTTACATTTGATGGTACTCCTTTATATTTCAAAAGATACAATGTAGGTAATCTTTCTAGTAATAAACATCAAGAAGCAAACAGATGGTCAATATGTTCAAGTGGTTATCCAGGCCCAAAGAGGACATGGGAAACACCAGCATTTATGAAAACATTGATGGGTGCTGCTTATTCATTGAAGTTTGATAAGATAGGTAAATCAGAATTACGTTTGATGATATCACTTCGTAAATATATCGCATCTCAACACAAGCCCAACGTCACTAAATGTTTAACTGAGTATTTTGGTAGTAAGACAATGCTTGACTTCAGTATGGGCTGGGGCGATAGATTAAGTGGAGCCTTTGCTTCAGAAACTATTGAACACTATGTAGGTTTAGACCCTCGTAAAGAGAATCATCCTATCTATGAACAACAAAGAGATTTTTACGAAAAACATACTACTTTCTTTGAATCACCAACTAAAACTGATTTCTATTGTTCACCTGCTGAAGATTTTGATTATTCTAAATACGATGATTATTTCGATTTAGTATTTACATCACCACCTTATTTTAATGTTGAAAGATACTCACACGATGATACTCAGAGTTGGATACGATATAAAGATATAGATGGATGGAATAGATATTTTTTACATAAATCACTAAATAAAATCATACCAACAGTTAAGAAAGGTGGTTTGATTGCAATAAATATATCAGATGTTTATACTGCTGGTAAAGGTGGTAAAACATGGAAAGAGATTACAAATCCTATGTGTGATTTTTTAATACATAAAGGATTAAAATACAGAGGTGCAATAGGAATGGAAATGGCAAAACGTCCTAATAGTGGTGGAGCAGGAACTGTAAAACAAACTGAATCAAACGAAAAACAATACTCTGAAGAAGTGTTAAAGTTATCAGAGGAAACAAAAGATAAAACATTCGCAGAACCAATTTGGATATTTGAAAAATGATAGAATTTATAAAACATATATTTGGATTTTGTGGAGAACATTGGCATCCTAATGTTTGGACAGCAATGGCATCTTCACCAATAATAGCATCAACAGTTTACTATGTAAAATGTAAATGTGGGGGGTTATTTTTTCATAAAAAAAGTTGCAAAAAAAGTGTAAAATAATTTGGAGCTTTGAGCTATTTTTCGTATATTAGCTATGTAAGATTGATAATTATGAAAAACCTAAAAAACCTAAAATATTATAAACACTACGAGAAGTTAGTAAAGAAATCAGTTGGTAAAGGCCCGATGCCACAACTAAGATGGGTTTCCGATTTACTTACTGAATTAAACATTGAACATAACTATCAAGATTGGAGTGAATATAAATACACTTCTTCTGCTGGTCTTAGATACTACACTGGTGGTGGTTCAAAAGAATATACTGGTGGTAGATTAAGAATCTCTGAGATTAACTTTGATGCTACTTCTACTGATAGTTACTACTCTTGGAACACTTGGAGTTATGTTAGAGATATTCTAAACCTTATAAACGAAAAGTTGGATATCGAATGTGATTATGCTGACGGAAAGGTATGGATAAAACAAAATTAAACCTTAAACAATAAATATGAATTCATTATTAAGTTTAACACCAGAACAACAGGCCGAAGTGGTCAATGGTATCCGAAGGGATAAAAGGTGTAATGTTGTACCTGAAAGTACACACGAACCAAAGGATAGGAAAATATCTCTTTGGAATATATTTTTTGGAACTGATAAAGATGATTTCAGTAAATCACTTGAAAACTTCACATTACTTTGGGGATTTATTACAATTCCTAAAAGATTCCAAAGATTATTTGTAAAAACAATATCACAACAACAACAAATTGTTAAAGCCATGTTGATGGGAGAACTTCATGACCCATTGTACTTGGCTATTCAAAGATTAAAACAAATCTTTGAAGCTGTAGATGGTCAACAACGATTAACATCTATGGGTAATTGGATAAAGGGGTTGTTTGTTTTACCAACTGGTACAATCATTCCTGGTCTTGTAGAGGGTACTTGGTATGATGCAAGTGGAATGAGTTACGAAGATTTGAAAAAAGAACCAAATGGTGAAGTATTGGTTCAACAACTTTTACAGAAAAGAACATTGAATGTAGTTTTCATTGAAGGTGATGAAGGATATATTAGAAGATGGTTTAGAAATTTAAATGTTGGTCAAACACCATTGAAGGCCATTGAAATTTTACTTTCATATGGTACTAAACTATTTGATTATTTAAGAGATATTAACACCTCTATGAAAGATACTTGGGAAAAGTTAGGAATCGATAATATGAGATTCAAACCAAGTGAATTAGTTCTTAATCTTTATATTCAACTTTACCAATCAAATGGAGTTATTGGAAAGATAAACAAGAAGATGAGAGATAAGATGTCAGATTATACTGATAGTGTTAGTACTGAATTTAAAAATTATATTACAATTATTGAAAAGTTTGTAAAGAACATACCTGTTAACAGAAAAGGTTCTTATAATTGGGGTAAAATCAGATTACTGATTCATTGGTTACATGACATAAGAAGTGAGAATGAAATCTTAATTACAGATTACGAAAAATTTAATTCGTTTGTGTATGATATGTATGTAGGAGTAAGAAAGAGAATGGGTAAGGTTTTAACCATTAGAGGTAACAAATGGGATTTTGAACAAAAGACACAGAACTCCGAGTTCACTTCTGAACTTATCGATAATTTAAATTTTTACCTTGATATAAAACTTTCAGAAATGGGTGGGGCAACTCAAGAAGGATTCACCAAGTTTGAAGAAGAGTTTGGTCTTTCAATTAGAACTAAAGATAGAAATGTTAAATGGAGTGAAAGAATTGATGTTCTTGATAATACTAACCACAAATGTAGAAGATGTGGTAAAGATGTTGGTATTCATGATGATGTTCATCACATCGAAGAGTACGCTAAACATGGTGGTTTAGATGTTAAGAAAATGGTTGTTCTTCACAGAGAATGTCACATTGAAGAACATAAAGAAATTGAAGATACTTCAGTAGAAAATAATAACGAAGAATAGTTTGTACCAAAATATTTATTACCAAAGAGAGAAAAATCTCATACACTTATGGGATGACCAATTAGGATATAGAACTTTCCCCTATACACGATATGCATATGAAAAAGCTGATAGGGGAGAGTATCGTTCTATTTATGGAGATTCTCTAACTAAGATTTATAAATTTTCAAAAGATAATCCAGATTTATTTGAATCAGATGTTGCTGAAACTACTAGAGTTTTGGTGGATACATATTCTGATTCAGATGATATCTCAAAGGGACACGTAGTTCTCACATATGATATTGAGGTTGAGATGGAAAGTGGATTACCAGATACTCAGAAATCAGAAAACGAAATCACATCTATTGCACTTCATGATTCTGCTACCAAACAATATTGGGTTTTGGTTATGGATAAGAGTGGTAAGATGGTTGAAAAGAAAACTGATAAAGCAATCGTTCTTCCATTCCAAGATGAAAGAGATTTATTACAAAAGTATTTAGAGTTGTATGAAATGATTAATCCTTCAATCGTTACTGGTTGGAATATTGATTACTTTGATACACCATATCTTTATAACAGAATCAAACGTTTGATGGGTGAAAGACAAGCAAATAGATTATCACCAATCGGTGAGTGTTTCTGGTCTCCTTACAGACAAAGATTCTTCATGGCTGGGGTATCTTACTTAGATTATATATCTCTATATAAGAACTACAACTATGGTGAACTACCAAACTATCGATTAGATACAGTTGGTCAGATAGAAATTAATAAAGGTAAGATTGAGTATCAAGGAAATCTTGACCAATTATTTAGAGATGATATAGATAAGTTCATTGAGTACAACTTAGTGGATGTTGAGATTGTTGTAGAATTAGATGAGAAACTTCAGTTCATCGATTTATGTAGAGGTATCTGTCATGCAGGACACGTACCATATGAAGATTTTGTTTACTCTTCAAAATATCTTGAAGGTGCATTACTTACATATCTTAGAAGAAGAAACTTAGTTGCACCTAATAAACCTGCAGATAGAAGAGAAAGAATGGAAGCCTTGAAAGAACGAGGTGATGATAAGTTCATCGGTGCATATGTGAAAGACCCTATTGTTGGAAAATATGATTGGGTATATGATTTGGATTTAACATCTCTATATCCATCAATCATTATGACTCTTAATATTTCACCTGAAACTAAAGTTGCCAAGATTCATGATTGGGATTCGAATAAGTTTTTAAAAGGTGAAGTTGATACTTACAATATTGGTGATGATACAATTACAAAAGATAATTTAAAAGAATATCTTAATGATAGTAAATTCTCAGTATCATCAAATGGTGTACTCTATCGTACTGATGAAGTAGGATGTATTCCAGGTATTCTTGATTTATGGTTTCAACAAAGGGTTGAATATAAAAATGAGATGAAGAAGTATGGTAAGGCTGGTAACAAAGAAAAATATGCATTCTTTCATAAAAGACAGTTGGTACAAAAGATTCTACTTAACTCATTATATGGTGTATTAGGATTACCTGCGTTTAGATTCTATGATATTGATAATGCTGAAGCAGTTACAACCACAGGTCAAACTGTGATTAAATCTACTGCAGATATGGGTAATATCAAATACAACAAAGAGTTGAATACACCTGATGCTGATTCTAATATCTATATCGATACTGATTCTGTATTTTTCTCTGCAGTACCATTGATGGATAAAAGAATTCCGAACTGGCAAGATAATGACCAAGATACAATCGCTGGTTTCGTAAATGAGATTGCTGAAGAAATGCAAGATTATCTTAATGATTTCTATGATATACTTTCACAAAAGATTTTTAATGTTGATAAAGATAAACATAGATTAGAAATCAAAAAAGAATATGTTGCAAAGGCTGGATTGTGGATTGCCAAGAAAAGATATGCTCAATGGATTATTTCAGATAATGGAGTACCTGTTGATAAATTAGATGTAAAGGGATTAGATGTTAAACGAAGTAGTTTCCCTAAGGCATTCCAAGAAATCATGTCAGATGTTCTTATATCGATTCTACGAGGTGAAACAGAAGAACAAATATCAGATAAGGTTCTAAAATTTAAAAAATTAATGGTTGAGTTAGATATAAAAGATATCGCAAAGAATTCAGCTGTTAAGAACATAACAAAATATCTACCAAAGAAAGGTAAAAGACAATTATTCTCAATCATGAAAGGTACTCCTGCTCATGTAAAAGCAGCAATTATGTACAACGATTGTTTGAGACACTTTAATGCACCATTCAAGTATGAACCCATGAGGGATGGTGATAAGATAAAATGGGTTTACCTAAAGAATAATCCACTAGGATTAGATGGATTAGGATTCACAGGTTACTCAGACCCACCAGAAGTAAATAAGTTCATTCAAACCTATGTTGACCACAACAAAATATTTGAAAGAGAACTAAGAAAAAAACTTCAAGATTTCTATGATGCAATCGGTTGGGGAGATGTAATTTCAGAACAAAAAACGGCAGAAAAATTCTTTTCGTTTTCGTAAACTTTATATATTTATATATGATAAAACTTAATAATCTAAATTTTTAATACATGGAAAAATCAAGAATCAATCGCTTCGTATCGAAGTACAACTTGGCAGGTTTAGTAGAATCTGTAAAATGGGAATCAAAAGAAGGTTCACTATCTACTTCATTCATTTCGGATGACAAATCAGTTCTAGGAACTGTAACACTTTCAGATTTTGGATTTGATGATTCAACATTTGGAGTTTATGACACAACAAAACTAACAAAAATGTTAGGTGTTTTATCAGATGATATCGATTTCGATATTACAAAAACAGATGATAAAGCAATTTCACTTAAATTTAAAGATGGTTCAACTTCAGTAAACTATATGTTGGCTGATTTATCGGTTATCCCTTCTGTACCAGATTTAAAACAATTACCTGAGTTTAATATTACAATTAACTTAGATGATGTATTCATTAATAGATTCATCAGAGCAAAATCAGCATTACCAGATGAGAATAATTTTACATTCACTTGTAAAGATAATAGTGGAAAAATTATTTTAGGACACTCAAACATCAATACAAACAGAATTAATATTGCTGTAGATTGTACTTGTGATGGTGATGTAGAACCAATCTCTTTCTCAGCAAACTTCTTGAAAGAAATTTTAGTTGCTAACAAAGAGGCAAAAGATGCAACACTAAAAATATCTTCTGATGGATTGGCTCACATTTCATTTGAAGTTGATGAATTTAAATCAGATTACTATTTAGTTCAAATACAATCATAATGCACTTTTACGAAAGGAGTAAATTTTCAGAGTTCGAGTCAAATACGTCTTATCATAAGTTATTACAAATGACTGATGATGAGTTCGTAGCATGGGCTCGTTTACTTCGTAAAGAAGTAACTGAACAATGGGATGAAAGAGGAACTCCACCTGTCATTGGTAAAGATGAAAAAGGTATCGTAAAATCATTTAAGAAACTAAAATCAAATCCTGCGAAGTATTGGGTAAAAGATAAAACTGGTGATGAAGAATCATTGGGTATCATCCAAAACTTTAACAAAGATGCATCAGTTGTAAATCAGTTTTTTCCTACAATGTTAAAAACAAAGATTTCAAGTGGTAAATCTGCAGAAGGTGGATTATCTATCTACGACCATTTTTCAGACCCAGAGTTAGAAGATAAGTTTGTTCGTATTATGAAACGAGCAGTTAAAAGAGATTCTATGTACTCTTGGTCTCGTTCAATCGTAGATAAAAAAGATGAGAATCCTTTTTGGGATGGACAGAGTGGTTCTGAATTTATCAAAGATGTTCACGATGGAAAAGTTTTTAAAGGAAAGTATAAAGATTTAGGTATCGTACTTGCAAAAGTTAAAACATCCACATTAAAAAACTATGGAACATTCAATGAACAATATCAAGGATTTGGAAATCTATATTTAGATGCTGCAGAAGTAAATGGTTTAGTTGCAACAGGTTACTTAGATAAAACACAAATATCAAATCTTGGTGATATTGTTGAATCAACAACCTCAGAAGCAGGAACAGTTACAGAATACAAATACCTTATTCGTTGGTATGATAAAACAGATGGTATCTTTCCTAAGATATTACAAGTGTTCAGATTGAGTTGTGGACAACCAGCAGTAAACTTTCCTGCACTAACTGCAAAGTGGATTTACGAAAACTATACTAATCACATTGATACTGATGAACCATTACATATTTATGATTCATCAAGTGGTTGGGGTGGTAGAATCATCGGAGCTATGAGTTCTCGTAAGAAAGTTCACTATGTTGGTACAGACCCTAATCCAGATAACTTCTTGGATGAATTAGGTATTTCTCGTTATGAATATGTTGCTAAGTTTTACAATGATAATTGTGTAGATGATTTCTCAGATAAACTTACATCATTTTTTAATGTAGAAAAACAAGGTAATACTTACGAACTATTTCAAGATGGTTCGGAGTTGATTCAAAACAATCCAAAGTTCCAAAAGTATAAAGGTAAATTAGATATTGCATTTACTTCACCACCATACTTTAACAGAGAACAATATTCACAAGATGAGAACCAATCGTTCAAAGCCTATGGTGAGTATGAGGATTGGAGAGATAACTTCTTAAAACCTACGCTAACAACTATATACGAATATTTAAAGAAGGATAGATATATTCTTTGGAATATTGCTGATATCAAGATTGGTAAATCAGTTTATTATCCATTAGAACAAGATTCTATTGATATCTTAAAAGATTTGGGTTGTGAATATAAAGGTAAACTGAAAATGTTAATGACACGAATGGTTGGATTAGACCCATCTAAAAGTGGTATTAAAAATTCAGTAGAACATAATGGTAAACAATATAAATTCGAACCGATTTTCGTGTTCCATAAAAAATAAAATATGACTGAATCAGAATTCGTACAATGGTTGAGGGGATTTGTTGAAGGAGTACACCAATATAATATGACTCCTGCACAATTTGACCATTTAAAAGATACCTTATCAAAGGTAAAAAAAGATAAACATGAATATAACCTAAAAGATTTAGAAAATCAAGGTTACACAACAGATATAGCATAATATGAGTTTCTTTAAAGATACAACAAACAAAGAAGTAAATAATTCTTTATGGGTAGAGAAGTACAGACCACAAGTATTGAAAGAATATGTTGGTAATGAACATCTCAAATCAAAAGTAGAAGGTTATTTAGAAAGTGGTGATATTCCTCACCTCTTATTTTTTGGTAAAGCAGGTACAGGTAAAACTACACTTGCAAAACTTATTGTTAATTCGATAGATTGTGACCATATTATCATCAACGCATCTGATGAGAACAATGTAGATACAGTTAGAAATAAAGTAAAAGGTTTTGCATCAACAATAGGATTCAAAGATTTGAAAGTTGTAATACTTGATGAGTTTGATTATATGACACCAAATGCACAGGCAATCCTTAGAAACTTGATGGAAACATTCTCAAAACATTGTAGATTTATCTTAACTTGTAATTATGTTGAGAAAATCATCTCACCTATCAGAAGTAGAACACAAGAGTTTCAGATTGTACCACCAACTAAAAAAGATGTTGCAGTTCAAATCTCACAAATTTTAGGTTCAGAAGGAGTTACATATGAGCCAAAAACTCTTGTACCAATTATAGATGCATCTTATCCTGATATTAGAAAGATTATCAATACTTGTCAACTAAGTACACATAAAGGTGAATTAAAAATAGATACTAATAATGTTATTGAAGGAGATTTGAAATCCAAACTAGTAGAAATATTCGTATCTAAAGATGATAAGAGAAACAAATATATGAAAATCAGACAATCAGTTGCCGATGCTAGAATCCAAGATTTTACTGATTTATATTCTTACTTCTATGAAAAAGTAGATGATTATGCTGAAGGAAGTACTGCAAATGTTATATTAACATTATCTGAAAGACAATATAAAGATGCCTTAGTAGTTGATAAAGAAATACAATTTATGGCATTGATGATAGAATTATTAAATTTAACAAATAAGTAATGGCTAAAATTATAGGAATGGATGGTGCAAATACACCACCACCAAAACAACCTCAACTTGATATCAAAAAATCTAAACCAATGGTATGTGAAAACTGTGGTTTTGATGTATTCATACCAGGCACAAAGTTTAGAACAATATCTAAAATTGTAACTGGTACACCACAAGATGTCGTTATTCCAATTGAAGTATATTTATGTGGGGAATGTGGTGAGGTACACAAGGCATTTATACCAAAAGAATTACAAGATTTAGATAAGTAATGGACTACAAAGAGTATATTGAAAACATACCTGATTTTCCAATCAAAGGTATTCAGTACAAAGATATTCAACCACTAATGGCAAATACAGTTGCCTTCGAATCAGCAATAAAAGATATGGGTGACCTTGTTGAAATTCCAAACTATTGGGTTGGGATTGAATCACGAGGATTTATATTCGCATCTGCACTTGCATTTCACTTTGGTGGTGGTATTAGGATGATTCGTAAAAAAGGTAAATTACCAAACAGTAGATTATTTTCAGTAAAGTATGGATTAGAGTATGGTAAGGATGAATTGGAAATGGCATATATTCCACAACATGATTTAGGAACTTGTGTAATTGTAGATGATGTACTTGCAACAGGCGGTACAATTACTGCAGCAGAAGATTTATGTAAACTACATGGATTAGAAGTTACCGATAAATTATGTTTGTTAGATATAGGTCTTTACGAAGGTTATGATGTCAAAAGTTTAATTTCATATGAGTAAGTATTTATTTTTATCTGCAACTGAGTTAGAACATCAAGAGCTAGAAATATTTGGAAGTGAGATTCACATCATAGGAGTTGGTAAAATAAATGCTGCTATGAATACAACACGATTGATTGAGAAATATAATCCATCCCATGTAATTAATTTCGGTTCTTGTGGTAATCTACAAAATCATAAGATAGGAGAAGTACTTACAGTTGGTAAGGTCTACAATAATATAGATGTAAGACCTTTTGCTGAATATGGATACACCCCTTTTCATGGATTGGGTGCCATAACTCTTCAAGGTAAATCAGATATCAAATGTTTTTCAACAGACCAATTTTACGATAAACATAGAACAGATTATGCTGAGAAATACTTAGAGATGATTAAGAAGTGTGATATTGTTGATATGGAATTATATTCTATTGCACAAGTTTGTTCTCGTTATAACAAACTATTATACTCATTCAAGTGGATAAGTGATGATGGTGATTCATCAAAATGGGAAGAAAATGCTAAGAAAGGGTATATTAATTTTAAAGAAAGAATAAAAGAATTATTTACAGATGGCAAAAAGTTTATTTGACCACATAAAAGCAGTTACACAATTTCAAGACCCAAACTATTGGGATAAACTTGAAGATGGTGATAAGAAAACATGGAGTAATTACATGGTACAAAGATTCTTATCCATGAATCCAGATTGGATTACAACCATAGCAGATTTACAACCATATACCGAAAGATTAAGTCCAAAACAATATTATTTGGCTTTGATTAATATCATACCAAAAGGTAGATACTATCTAAAATATGTCAAAGGAAAAAAAGTAAACAAATACGAAGAGTTTCTAGTGGATATTATTAAACAAGATTTTCAAGTATCTAAACTACAGGCAGAAGAGTACTGTGAAATACTTTATGCAACAAGAGAGGGAAGAGAAAATATAAAATACATCTGTGAAAAATACGGAGTAGATAAAAAACAAATAACAAAATTAAAACTTAAAATATAAAAGAAATTGTCCATAGTAACTGGACATAAAAAAATACTTGTGAGGAGTATAGGTTACTAAATTTAATTTAATTTTTAAATAATTATTATGAGAAAACTATTATTAGTTGGAATGATGCTTTTAACAAGTATCACTACTTTTGCACAAATTAGTGGGAAAGTATTTGACAGTGAAACTGGTGATGCACTGCCTGGTGCAACCATTATCATTGAAGGAACATCCGATGGAACGGTCTCTGGTTTTGATGGCACGTTTACTTTAGATGTTAGCGAAGGAGAAGCACTTGTTGTTTCTTATTTAGGATACGAAACTGCAGTAGTAGCCGCAAGTGTAGAAACAAATGTAGGTTTAACACCTGATTTGAATGTACTCGGTGAAGTAGTAGTTAGTTCCGGTGTAATCGATATTGCAAAAGTGAGAGAAACTCCTGTAGCAGTATCTACGATTTCACCAAGAGAAATTGCTCTTAAAGTTGGAAACCAAGAGTTTCCAGAAATCATGAACAAAACACCAGGTGTTTATGCTACTAAACAAGGTGGTGGTTATGGTGATTCAAGAATCTCTTTGAGAGGATTCGACCAAAGAAACACATCTTTCCTAATTAACGGTCAACCTGTTAATGATATGGAAAATGGATGGGTTTATTGGTCTAACTGGCAAGGTCTTACAGACGTTGCAAGTGGTATCCAATTACAGAGAGGTTTAGGAGCTTCGAAATTGGCAGTACCATCAGTAGGTGGAACTGTTTCAATTTTTACAAAAGCAGCTGAGGCTAGAGAGGGTAGTTCAGTACAACAAGTATTTGGTAACGATGGTTACACAAAAACTACTGTTGCTCACTCAACTGGTCTAAATGAAAATGGATGGGCAACATCTGTATTACTTTCAAAGTGGGCAGGTGATGGATATATCTATAATACAAGTGGTGAGGGTTACACTTACTTCTTTGCATTAGGATATGCACCTGAAGATTCAGACCACTCAGTTAACTTTTCTTTCTTAGGTGCTGGACAATGGCACCACCAAAGAGATGTTTGGGTTTCTATTAGAGATTACCAAAACTTTGGTGAAGAAGGAATCGATAGAAGATGGAATACCAATGGTGGTATTTTAAATGGAGAAGAGTATTCGTTAAGAAGAAACTTCTACAACAAACCATTAGCAACTCTGAATTGGGATTGGGATATTAACTCAAACCTAAAACTTGCTACATCATTATATGGTTCAGCAGGTAGAGGTGGGGGAACTGGTCCAAGAGGTAGAAACTACTACAACTCTGAAACTGATATCTTACCTTTCAGAAAGGATTTAACTGAACACTACTTAGAAAATGGTAGAGGTTCAAGAACTCCTGAAGGATTCATTGATTTTGATGCAGTAGTTGCATTTAACCAATCAAATACAGACCCATACACTGGTGATTTACCATTCGGTGGTCAGTTAATTGGTTCTAATGGATTCAATGAAGATGGTGTGAACAGAAGTGCTTTGATTAGAAGAGCATCTATGAACTCTCATGACTGGGTTGGAGCAATCTCTAACTTAGAATATGAAAGTGGAGATTGGAAAACTTCGATTGGTGTTGATTTGAGAAACTACACAGGATACCATTACAGAGTATTAAACGACCTTCTTGGATTAGATGGTTATTACTCAACTGGTAATGATAACTCTGCAGGACAAATTATCAACACTTTAGTTGATGCTAATCCTTTCCAAAATACAGGTATCAGAGGCCCGAAAATCGCTTACTATAATATTGGTAAAGTTGGTTGGCAAGGTGTTAATGGTTTAGTTGAATATAACAACTCTATCGTATCTGCTGTATTACAAGGTGGTTTATCTAATCAATCTTTCCAAAGAATTGATTACTTTGCACAACCTGATAATCCAGAATCAGAAACTAAAAATGTTGGTGGTGGATATGTAAAAGGTGGTGCTAACTACAACATTAATGATTCACACAATGTGTTCTTTAATGCTGGATTTATTTCAAGACAACCAAACTTTGATGGAGTATTCCCTAACTATGCAAACACAGTTAATCCTGATTTACAAAATGAGGAAATTACATCTGTTGAATTAGGATATGGATTCGTTAGTAATAACTTCAGAGCAAATGTAAACTTATACTCTACAACATGGGGTAATAGATTTGTAACAAGAAGTTTATCTAACCAACAAGGTGTTGATGGATTTGCACAATTCAAAGATATCGATGTTGTACATAATGGTTTAGAAGTTGAGGCAACTTATGACCCAACATCTAACTTGAGATTAAAAGGTATGTTATCAGTTGGTGATTGGAGATATACTAAAGATTTTGAAGCAGCTTTATTTGATGATAACAACGAACAAATCGGAACAGGTACATTGTACTTGAAAGATGCGAAAGTTGGTGATGCTGCACAATTCACATCTTATGTTGAAGCTGATTACAAGGTTGGTAAAAACCTTAGTGTAGATTTAGGATATAGATTTGTAGATAATCTGTACGCAGATTACTCAATTACTGATTCAGAGTTTACACAACCTGATAATTTAGGTGCACTAAAACTACCATCATATGGATTAACAGATTTAGGTGCAACTTATAGTTTTGATTTATTCGGAACAAAGAGTACATTTAGAGTTAACGTAAATAATCTATTTGATACTTACTATATTGCCGAGTCTAACTCTAACATCCACGCTGATGGAAGTTCACAGACTTGGAATGGAATCGATACAAGAAACTCAGTATGGTTCGGATTCGGACGTACATGGAATGCTTCTTTAAAATTAAGATTCTAAACTACTTATAAAAATAAAGGTGGGTCTTGGAAAAAGTCATTGCTGTCTGAAGTACTTTCCCACCTTCATTTTTTTATATATCTCTCAATGAAACAGAAATCTAAAGATACACATTGTATATTACCATATATTCATTTATATGCTGAACCTACGGGTTTAGTTAAACCATGTTGTATTGGTGGAGAGTTTAAAGAAGAACTGAGTTTAAGAAATAAATCAGTTGAAGAAGTTATAAACTCACCTCAAATGAGACAACTCAGAAAAGATATGAGTGAGGGTACTAGAAATTCTGTTTGTAATGTATGTTATGAAAGAGAAGATAGAGGAGAGATATCACCAAGAAATGATTTCAATAAAAATACATTATGGAAAATGCCAGAGGTTGGTGAAGATTATTCTGTTCCAACAACTGCATTACAACATATTGATATAAGATTTTCAAACCTATGTAATTTCAAATGTAGAATGTGTAATCATACATTCTCATCTGAGTGGTATAAAGAACAACCACTTGTAGAACATAGTAGTCCAACAAACAAAATTGAAGAACAACAATATGTTGAATATTGGAAAAAAGAAAATCCAAGTAAAGTAATCAAGGTTAAAGAGGGAATAGTTTCAGAATTAAAACCACATCTTGAAAATGTAAAGAGTTGGTATTTTGCTGGTGGTGAACCATTAATAACACCAGAACACGCAGAACTTCTGAATCACTTACACACAATAACTCCATTTGAAGATTTATGGGGTGAACAAAAAAAGAATATATCCATACATTATAATACAAATTTATCAATTCTAAAATTTGAAAAATATAACTTCTTAGATATTTGGTTTGATTTTGCTAAAATATTCTTATCAATTTCTTGTGATGGGATTGGTAAAATTGGTGAATACCAAAGAACAGGTTTTAAAACAGATGTATTCTTAAAAAATCTACAAAAAATTAGAAAGTATTTTAAACCAGGTGACACTTCTACAACTTCTTTAGGATACAATTATAATTTTCAATACACAACAACAGTTTATAATGTATATCACATTTGGGATTTCTATCAGTTTATGATGGATAGTGGATACATTGAAAATGAAAGAAATATTGATTTCTATTATGCATGGGCACCATCTCGTTCTGCATTAAAATCATTACCAAAAGATGAAAAGGTTAAAGTTATAAATTATTTAGAATCATTATTAACTAAATTTAAAGAACCTTTGACATTAAATAAAATACAATCTATGATTGAATTTACAAAAGTTGATACATCCTATGGAGAAACTCAGAGAGAATTCTTTAGTGAAAATAGAAGATTAGATTCTTTAAGGGGAACTGATATGACCTCAACGACTGGAATAAAAGTTGAACAACTTAAACCAAAAATAGGTTCGTATGAATGGAGACAAAATAGAGACAAAAAAAATCTATTATAATTTGGATTTGTCAATTATTTTTCTTATATTAGCTTAGTAAAATTAAATTATGGGTAGAGTATCATTCTCACAATACAATATGTGGAGTTCTTGTCCACAACAATACAAACTAAATTATATCGATAAATTAGGTGAAAGTTCAGGTAACATTCACACAATCTTTGGTTCTGCAATGCACGAAACCATTCAACACTTTTTGGATGTGATGTACAATGTTACAAAGAAACAGGCAATGGAGATTGATTTAGATTTGTTGTTGAAAGATAAATTAGTTGAAGAGTTTAAAAAAGAAAAAGAAAAACAAGGTGAAAGATTACCTTGTACACAAGTAGAGTTAGAAGAATTCTTTGGTGATGGTAGACAAATTCTAAAGTTCTTTAAATCTAAATTGGCCAAATGGTATTCTAAGAAAGGATATAAGTTAGAGGCAATCGAGTTACCTCTAAACGCTGAGATTAAACCAAACGTACACTTCATTGGATTTGTTGATGTGATACTTAGAGATTTACATGATAATTCAATTACTATCATTGATTTAAAAACATCAACAAGAGGTTGGAACAAATATCAGAAGAGAGACCCAATAAAAAATTCACAAATACTTTTATACAAAAAAATATATTCAGATAAGTATGGACTCCCTATGGATAAAATAAAAGTGGAGTTTCAAATACTAAAAAGAAAAATAAACGAGGATTGGGATTTTCCTATACCTCGTATATCAACTCATGTTCCAGCAAATGGCAAACCATCCATTAACAAAGCTTGGAATGGGTTCATGAACTTTATTGAAACAGTATTCGATAAAGATGGTAAACATAAACTTGATGTTGATTACTTCACTAACAAGGGTAAACCATGTGATTGGTGTGAGTTTAAACAAAGAGGATTATGTTCTGCCTGGAAATAGTTATGTTTTTCTGATTTATATATATTTATATACAAACATAAATTAGGAGAGTTATGGCAAAAACTAAATTAACAACTGTAAAGATATTGACAGATGTATATTCAAAATTTAAGAAAATATCATTTGATTCAAATATAACTTTACAAAAATTAGTAAATCGTTCTTTAAACAAATATGTTGAAGAAGAAGATTATAGAAACGAAATTAATGACTACAACAACTTAAATGAGAGTGGTTCTCAATTTTAACTATGAACAAACAAGATAACGGTAATACACAATTAAATCAAGCTCGTGAAGAACTTAATGATAGAACACATCGTAAAAAGTTTTTAGGTAATACACCAAGAGTATATTGGAATTCCTCAAGAAGATTTAGAACAATTTAAAATAACAATTAATGGCAAAGAAGAAAATTCTACTATTATCAGATGACCTGAGAATGACATCTGGTATCGCTACTGTTTCAAAGGAATTTGTAAATGGTACAATGGATAGATTCGATTGGGTTCAATTAGGTGCAGCAATAAAACATCCAGACCAAGGAAAAGAAATTGATTTGGGTGAGGATGCTAGAAAAGTAAGTGGAGTAAAAGATGCTTCACTAAAAATAGTGCCTTGGACTGGATATGGAGATGCAAATATCCTTAGACAATTAATCATGAGACATCAACCTGATGCAATCCTACACTTTACAGACCCAAGATATTGGAGATGGTTATATGAAATAGAAGCAGAAGTTAGAGAAAACATTCCGATTCTGTTTTATCACATTTGGGATGATTTACCAGACCCTCACTATAATAGAAATTACTATGAAAGTTGTGATTGGTTAGGATGTATTTCAAGACAAACTTATGGTATCGTAAGTAGAGTTGGTAAAATACAAACTGATACAAGTAAACCATTAGAAGATTGGCAAGTAGATTATGTACCACATGGTATCAATGAAAATACTTATAAACCAGTTGATAATGTACCACAAGAGTTTAAAGAAAGAGTAACGATGGGTGAAGATTGGGATTTCGTTCTATTTTGGATGAATAGAAATATCAGAAGAAAACAACCATCTGATGTTATATGGGCATTCGAAAAGTTCAGACAGAAACTACCTGAAGAAAAAAGAGATAAAGTATGTTTGATTATGCATACAAATCCTGTCGATGGGAATGGTACAGATTTACCAGCAGTTGCTGAAAGAATTGCACCAAATGCTAAAATTATCTTTTCAACTGATAGGGTAGACCAAGAAAAACTTAATTACATTTATAATATAGCAGATTGTACAATCAATATTGCAGGTAACGAAGGATTCGGATTAACAACTGCAGAATCAATCATGGCAGGAACACCTGCAGTTATCAATGTGACTGGTGGATTACAAGACCAATGTGGATTAAGAAAGAAATCAGATGGTAAATTATTTACTGCTGAAGATTACAAACAAATTGGTTCACTTCATAATTGGAGAGAATGGGAAGATAAAGTAACTCATGGTGAGTGGGTAAAACCAGTATGGCCAAGAGTTCAAACAATGACAGGTTCTGTTCCAACTCCATACATCATTGATGATAAGGTTGATGTTGAAGATGTTGCAGATGCAATTAAGTATTGGTATGATAAAACACCAAAACAAAGAAAAGAGGCAGGATTAAAAGGTAGAGAGGCATTTATAGGTGAACTTGGATTAAACGCCAAGAACCAAAATAAATGTATGGCAGATGGAATTGAGAAGGCAATTGAAAACTTCAAACCAAAAGAAAGATATAAATTATATAAATTAAGATAATGAGTAAACCATTTTTATTATTTCAAGGACCAGTTGCCACAAGAAGTGGTTATGGTGACCATTCAAGAGATTTGTTAGCATCTCTTTTTAAAATGGATAAATTTGATATTAAAGTTATACCTACAAGATGGGGAAATACTCCACAGAATCAAATAAATCCACAAACAGAACTTGGACAACAAATACTAAAGAATGTAGTTACTAATATAGATAAACAACCTGATGTATATGTACAAGTTACAGTTGCAAACGAATTCAGGCCAATTGGTAAATATAACATTGGTATTACTGCTGGAGTAGAAACAACAGTTGCACCTAAATCTTTTGTAGATGGATGTAATCGTATGGATTTAATTTTAGTTCCTTCTAAGTTTACCAAACATACTTTACAAACAACATCATGGGATGAAACTCATAAACAGACAAAACAATTAATAAAACAACATAGAATTGAAAAACCAATAGAAGTTTTACCAGAAGGTGTTGAATTACAATTATATCAAACACCACCAAAGATTGAAAACTTCTTAGAAGGTATTGAAACAGATTTCAATTATTTAGTTGTTGGACATTGGTTGAGTGGAGATTTAGGACAAGATAGAAAAGATGTTGGAATGACAATTAAAACGTTCTGTACTGTTTTTAAAGGATTACCAAAGAATCAACAACCAGGTCTTATTTTAAAAACATCTACTGCAGGATTTTCTGTAATGGATAGAGAAAGTATATCTAAAAAGATTAAAGATATTACAAAAGAATTTGGTGATAAATGTCCACCAATTTATTTATTGTTTGGAGATTTAAAAGATGAAGAAATGGCATCATTATACCATCATCCAAAAGTAAAAGCTATGTTATCATTTACAAAAGGAGAAGGATATGGTAGACCACTTTGTGAGTTTACACTTACAGGTAAACCAATTATTGTTTCTAAGTGGAGTGGACATACTGATTTCTTACCAGAAAAATATACAACTTATATTGATGGAAAATTAACTAATGTTCATGAAAGTGCCTCAAATGATTTCTTGTTAAAAGAAGCACAATGGTTTTCAGTAGATTATTCAGATGCTGCAAAAAAGATTTTTGATGTTTACAACAATTATAAATCACACCAAACTAAATCAGCAAATCTAAAAATAAACACAAGAAAATTCTTTTCACTAAAAAGAATGGATGAAATGTTTTTAGAGATAATGAATAAACTAAATATAAAAACTCCTCAAAAAGTTGAATTGAAATTACCAACCATTAAAAAATTATAATGGATACACAATTTCTTGCATATAAAAAGATAATAGAAAACGAAAACAGAGTAGGTAAATCTAATATTAGATTGAGAAATTTATATAAGATTTCTCAGTACAAATATGCAGATGGTAAATCAAAAAATTTAGCAGGTGGTAATGCATCATATGTTTTTATATTTGGTGCAGTTGCTAATCAACTTCATGGAGTAAAATTAAATTCAGTACATCCTAGAGAGTTTTTATCGTTTTTAACTAAGTTAAAAGATAAAAGAAAAAGTATTGATGATGCACTTCATTTAGATGAAGTATTAAAAAACTTTGGTAACATTAAAACAGATGATGGAAAGCAAGTTTACAAGTTGTTAAAAAGTTCACCAAAAGTTTATAGTAAAAATTATAGAACATATACTTTGGATTCAATAACATATATTTCAGAAGTTTTTTTACAAAAGGATGTTCTTAAACAATACTTCAAACCAGGTCAATCAAGACAAGAAAAGAAAGATATTATAAACCAAGAAATAAAAGACGATGATATCGATTAGTTATGGAGTTACGGTCTGTAATGAGATTACAGAAATAGCAGTTTTAGTAGATACTCTTAAAGAAAAGTTAAGAGAAGATGATGAGATTGTAATTCAATATGATGAGGGTTCAGTAACAGATGTAGTTATGGAATACCTTAACATCATGAAGAATATGCATAAAGATAAAGTAAAAGTTATAGGGTTTCCTTTAAACAAAGATTTTGCATCTTATAAAAACAATCTTAAATCACATTGTAAAGGAGATTATATATTTCAAATTGATGCTGATGAAGTACCAAACGAGTTTTTATTGGATAACTTACATGAAATATTAGAATCAAATGCTGTTGATTTGATTTATTTACCAAGAGTAAATACAGTTGAAGGATTAACAGATGAACATATTCAAAAATGGAGATGGAATGTTGATGAAAAAGGAAGAGTAAATTGGCCTGATTATCAAACAAGGATTTATAAAAATACCGATGATATAAATTGGATGAATAAAGTTCATGAAAGAATTACAGGTTATGATACTTTCTCAAACTTTCCAGCAGATGAAAACTACTGTTTGTATCATCATAAACAAATTAAAAGACAAGAAGAACAAAACGAATTTTACGAAACGATATGATAGGAATTATAGGACAAGGATTTGTAGGGAACGCTGTTTATCAGAAGTTTAAAAAGTATTATGAAGTACACACTTATGATTTAGATGAAGAAAAATCTAATGATACAAAAGAAAATGTAATTCATCAACCTTATCTATTTCTTTGTCTACCAACACCAATGAATAAAGATGGTAGTTGTAATGTAGATATCATAGAACAAGAACTAGAAAATATAGATTTGATTGCAGATAATCAAGAAACAGTAAAAACAGTAGTTGTTAAATCAACAGTACCACCAGGTACAACAGAAAGATGGAATAAAAAATATGAATCATTAGAAATTGTATTTAATCCAGAGTTTCTTACTGAGGCAAATGCTGTATCTGATTATGAAAATCAAGATAGAATTATATTAGGAGGGCCTAGACCATCCTCTACAAATTTGAAAAGAGTATTTTCAAAGGTATTTCCTAATGCAAAGATTATAAAAACCAACTCAACATATGCAGAGATGGTGAAATATACAACAAATGCTTTCCTTTCAACAAAGGTTTCATTTGCAAATGAAATATATCAATTATGTGGAGTAGTGGGTGCAGATTATGATAAGGTTATGGAATACGCAACACTTGATAAAAGGTTAGGGACATCCCATTGGCAAGTTCCTGGTCACGATGGTGATTTTGGATTCGGTGGACATTGTTTCCCAAAAGATTTATCTGCACTTCTCCATATAACTGATAAGTTTGGTACTACAAACAATGTTTTAAAAGCAACTAAAACTACAAATGATGAAATCAGAAAGAATCGCGATTGGGAAAACATGAAAGGTAGAGCAGTAGTATGAAAGTAACATTTATATATGCATATGAAAATGAAGAGTGGTCAACACCATTATCTCTAGCTTATGAGTTTGAGGATAAAGGTTGGGAAGTAGAGTTTGTATCCATAGGTTCTAATAGATTACAGAATTGGAATGATGTAGAATTAAAAAAATGGATAGATTCAAAACCAAAAACAGATATTGTTTTGTTTATGGATTGGGGTAGATTTGATTCACCTCTTTTAGATAAAAATTTAGTAGATGCGTTTTGGGTACAAGAGAGTGGAGATGACCCACAAAACTTTGAGAGAAACTTTCCTAAATCAGAAAGATTTCACATCACACTATCACCTGATTCAGATGCAACTGAAGAATATAAAAAAAGAGATAGAGATGCTTATTGGTGGACACATTTTGCTGATACAAGAACTCAGTTCCCAATACCACAAAAACCAAAATATGTTGCAGTAACGAGTAGAGGGATGGGAAGTTCACAACTATTAGATGGGATTACAGAACATGGTCAAGGTACTATTGGAAATAAGAATGGAATGGGGCCAGAAGAACATACTGATTTTTTAAATCAAGGATTGATGGTTATTCAAAACAGTAGATGGGGAGAAATTACTCGTAGAATCTTTGAAGGTATGGCTTGTGGTAAGATGGTTATATGTGATAGATTAGAAAAATCTAAAAAATTAGATGAGTTATTTGTTGATGGTGAGGATATCGTTTACTATGATGATATATTTGATTGTGTTGAAAAGATAAATTATTATAGAGAGAATGAAGAGGAAAGAGAAAGAATTGCAAACAATGGATTTAAAAAGGTTTTAGAAAATCACACACAAAAACAAAGAGTAGAGTTTATAATTAACAAATATAAAGAGTTTAAGAATGAGGAGATATGATATTATAAATAAGTTAATTCAGAAACACAATTATAAATCTTATTTAGAAGTTGGAACACAAAATCCAGCATCAAATTTTAATCAAGTAACTTGTGATTCAAAGTTCTGTATAGAACCAAATCCAAAACAATTTGGTGGAAGTTATGATTGGACTGATGATATTGATTTTGTAGGAACATCAGATGAATATTTTGAATCAGTAAAAGATACAGAGGTTAAATACGATATTATTTTTATTGACGGGTTACATCATAACGAACAAGTTCTAAAAGATGTAGAGAACTCATTAAAACACTTGTCAGAGGGTGGTAGTATTGTTTGTCATGATTGTTTACCATCAGAAGAATCACATGCTATAAGAATTGATGAAAATGGTGGTAAAATACCAGATGGGATATGGAATGGTGATGTATGGAAAGCAATAGTAAAACTTAGAACAACAAGAAATGATTTACAGATTACAACAATTGATGATGATTTTGGATGTACTATAATTCAAAGAGGTGAATCAGAACTTTATGAACCAAAAGGTGATTGGAATCTTTGGGAATATTACAAGGTACACAAATACACTATGTTAAACGTAGTAGGAACAGACCATGAAATAATTAAAGTATGAAATATACAGCAATAGTTCCAACGATGTTAAAATCTTATAGATTTTTTAATCTTGTAGATAGTTTACTAAATTCAAAATTTGTTGATGAAGTTATTGTAATTGATAACTCTGGTAAAACAGAACCAAGTATTAAACCGAATCCAAAATTAAACTATATATGTGAAGGTAAAAATACAGGTTGTAATCCAGCATGGAATAAAGGAGTAGAGTTATCAAAGAATGAATTCTTGATAATAGTTAATGATGATGTTAATTTTGACACAAAGATATTATCTATGTTGAGTGATGAAGTGTTTGAAAGACATGGTATAATTGGGATGTCACAAGGAAATTGGGATGGGTTTGATGGAATTCCATTTACATACGAAGGAAATCCATACATACAAGATTGGAAATCAGGTATGGATGATTGTGGATGGGCATCATTACTTTTCTTAAAAAAATCACATTGGATTCCAATACCAGAAGATATGATTGTATGGTATGGAGATAATTTTATTAAAGAATGTAATCCATGTAAGAAATCAATACTCAGAGGATATAGGTGTGAAACTGATATGAGTACCACTTGTGATTTACCTGAATTAGATGAGATAAAAAAACAAGATTTAAAAAATTGGATAAATCATTTTCAAAATAAAGATAAATGGAAAAGTTAGATTTAAGTATAGGTATTCTTTCTTGGAAAAGTGGACAAACTTTAGTTAACACTTTACAAACTTATTTTGAAAGACAATTTCTTCATCAAGTAAATGATGTATGTATTTTATTTCAAGAAGTTTCAGAACAAGATAAAGAAATTGCAAATCATTTTGGTATTCCATATATTGGTTTACAAGATAATATTGGAATAGGACAGGGGTTTATTAGATTAACTGAACAGGCACAAACAGATAATGTTTTAGTATTAGAACATGATTGGAAGCTTATTGAAAATAAACAAACTTGTATCGAAAGATTGAATAGTGGTATTGAGTTGTTGGATAGGGGTTATAGTGCAGTAAGATACAGACATAGAAAAGACCCTGGTCATCCACATTTTTCATTTAAGTATAGAGGTAAAGAATTGGATTACTATGATGATGAAATCGAATGTACTTCACCTCACTTATTAGATTCAGTACACTGGTGTAATCCAGCTGAAAGTTTTCCCAATCATATAAAACAAAGTGGTGAGTATTTTATTACTACATCACGATGGGGAAATTGGACTAACAATCCTACTTTGTATAAAAAGGATTTTTATTTAAAAACGGTAACTCCATTCGCCGGGGGTGGTATCGCATTAGAAGGTAACATCTCAAAGTGGTGGGCAAAACAAACATTCAAAGTTGCTCATGGTGAGGGACTATTTAAACATTTAGACGAAGGTAAACATGGAAGGTAAATTTAGACCATTAGGAGATAGGGTTTTAGTAAAACCAGAATCTCTTGGAGAAAAAAAATCACAAGGTGGTATTATCTTAACTGATAGTGCACAAAGAGGACAAAAAGTATTAGGTGAAGTAGTTGCCATTGGAACTGGTATATTCTCTCAAAGTGGAGATGTAATTCCAATGACAGTAAAGGTTGGTGACCAAGTTATGTATTCAAAAGATATGACAGGAGACCCAATTACACTTGATGGTGAAAAATATTTCTTAATCAGAGAACACGAGTTGTTAGGATTTTATGAGTAAAATAAAACTAATCATATTTGATTTAGATGGTGTATTAGTTGAAGCTAAAAACATACATTATGATGCACTCAATGAGGCATTAGGAAACGAATATGCAATTAGTTGGAACGAACATCTATCAACTTATGATGGATTAAAAACTACTCAGAAACTACAAATGTTATCTGAAAAGAAAGGATTACCAATTGATTCTCACAAAGATATTTGGGAATTCAAACAAGAACTTACATTACAAAAGTTGAGAGCATTAGAACCAAATAGTGGTTTAATACAATGTATGACCAACTTAGTGAGTGAAGGTTATAAAATAGCAGTATGTTCAAACTCAATTAGAAAAACAGTATTGACCGTACTTTCAAAGTTAGGTATCATGGAGTTTATGGATTTAGTAATATCCAATGAGGATGTTAAGAATTCTAAACCACATCCAGAAATGTATTGGAAGGCAATATCAATGATGAGTTGTTTACCTGAAGAAACTTTGATAGTTGAAGATTCCCCTTATGGATTACTTGCAGCTGCTCGTTCTAAATCACATATTCTAAGAGTGAAGAATACAAAAGAAACAAATTATAACAACATTTATAACAAATTAAATGAAATAGAAATGGGAGAACAACAATCAACACCAGCGTGGAGAGATGAGAATCTTACAGTATTGATTCCAATGGCTGGGGCAGGAAGTAGATTTCAACAAGCTGGATACACTTTTCCAAAACCATTAATTGATGTAAAAGGAAAACCTATGATTCAAGTAGTTGTAGATAATTTGAATATCAAAGCAAATTATGTTTACGTTGTACAAAAAGAACATAGAGAAAAATATAACTTAGATACTTTACTTAATTTAATTACACCAAATTGTAAGATTGTTGAGGTAAATGGAATTACAGAAGGAGCAGCATGTACTGCATTACTTGCTAAAGAGTACATTGATAAAGATACTCCACTATTCTTTGCTAACTCAGACCAATTTGTTGAGTGGGATTCAAATGAGTTCTTGTACAAAATGAATGAAACTGATGCCGATGGTGGGATTGTATCATTTAGGGCAACACACCCAAAGTGGAGTTTTGCAAAAGTAGATGAACAAGGATTGGTAACTGAAGTTGCAGAAAAAAATCCTATATCAGATATCGCAACTGTTGGATATTACTATTGGAAGAAAGGTTCTGATTTTGTAAAGTATGCAGAAGATATGATTGAAAAGGATATCAGAGTAAACAACGAGTTCTATGTTTGTCCTGTTTTCAATCAAGCAATTGAAGATGGAAAAGAAGTTCGTACCTTTGATATTCCTAAGATGTGGGGATTAGGTACACCAGAAGATTTAAAATATTATTTAGAGAATCATAAATGAGATTAATTTCACATAGAGGAAATGTGGATGGTAAATATCCACAATACGAAAATCTACCTGAGTATGTTGATAAGGCATTACAGTTAGGTTATGATTGTGAAGTTGATTTACATTACCATGATGATGAATTTTGGTTAGGACACGATGAACCAACATATAAAATTGATTTAAAATGGTTAACAGATAGACATCTGTATTTATGGATACATTGTAAAACACTTACAACAATTGAGTATTTAAAAGAACTAGAAAATGAGAATGGAGTAAATACTTTAAATTATTTTTGGCATGAAACTGATTCAGTTACTATAACTTCAAGAGGAAATATTTGGGCATATCCAGGTATTCAACCACTTAAATATAGTATAGCAGTAATGCCAGAATGGCATAAAGATGATGTATCTCTTGCATATGGAGTTTGTTCAGATTATATAAAAAATTATAAATGAAAATATTAATTAATTTAGTAGGATTATCACACCATGACGTTGGAAATCATTTTCATACATATACTAATTGTCATGAAAATTTATTTAAGAATGTTGTTACACCTCTTAGAAAAGAAGGACATGTAGTTGATTTTTATTTAAAAACATATGATACAGATAGAGAAGAGGATATAAGAAAAATTTACAATCCAATTCGTGCTGAATTTATTCCAATTCAACACGCTTTTGATACTTATATTCAATCAGTTAGTGCACTAAAAGAAATGGATTATGATTTCTACATAGTAACTAGATTTGATTTATGGTTAGGAGTACCTATTGAATTTAATTTTAACAAATTTAATTTTTTATTTAAAGAATTAGATTGGTGGGATAATCATAATTGTACAACAGATACTTTTTATGCTTTTCCAAAATCAATGTTAGAAGGATTTGTAAAAGGTATTGTTGATTGTAGAAATAATAATGGACAACATGGTTATATAGGTTTGTTTCATGCTCTTTACAAAGATTTAAAAAACTATATAGAACCTAGTGAGTATCATTATATAGATGAAGAAAAACAAACAGTTCAAATATCAAAAAAATATACATTAAGTAGATACATATGAAAATATTAATAACAGGAGTTGCAGGTTTACTAGGAAGTAGATTAGCAGATTGGATTTTAGAAAACAAATCAGAAGTAGAGGTTTGGGGAATCGATGATTTAAGTGGTGGATATGCAGAAAATATAAATGAAAAAGTAAAATGGAAAAACTTAAATTTAGTAACTGATACAAAAGAAATATCTGAGTTATTTGAAACACAGAATTTTGATTATGTTTTCCATTTTGCTGCATATGCTGCAGAAGGATTATCTCCATTTATCAGAACATATAATTACGATAATAATTTAAGGTCAACTGCTGGAATAGTAAATGAGTGTATTAAACATAATGTAAAGAGATTAGTATTCACTTCAACACTTGCAGTTTATGGACATGGTAATGGTGGTATCTTTGATGAATCCCAACAACAGGCACCAATAGACCCTTATGGAGTTGCAAAGTATGGATGTGAAATGGATATCCAAATTGCTGGTGAACAACATGGATTAGATTGGTGTATTATCAGACCACATAATGTTTATGGTGTAAAACAAAACATTTGGGATAAGTACAGAAATGTACTAGGTATTTGGATGTTCCAACATTTGAATGGTGAAGATATGACCATCTTTGGTGATGGTACACAAACAAGGGCATTTAGTTTTATTGATGATTCATTAGAACCATTATGGAATTCAGCAGTAAGAGAAGAGGCATCAAAAGAAATCATTAACTTAGGTGGTATTGAAGAAATCTCAATCAAAGATGCATCTGTTGTTCTAAGAGAAGTTATTGGTGAGGGTAATATAGTTCATTTAGAACCAAGACACGAAGTTAAACATTCTATACCTACATTTCAGAAATCAATTGATTTGTTAGGATTCGAATATAAAACTTTATTAAAAGATGGGTTAACACAAATGTGGGAGTGGGCAAAACAACAACCAATGAGAGAAAGATTCGTATGGCCAGAGTATGAGTTAGAAAAAGGAATTTATTCTTTTTGGAAAAATAAATAATATGAGTAAAACTTTATTAAGTGCTTATTTGTGGGGTTATGATAGACCACATACGGCAGATGTTATATTTAGAAAATTCAGAGAGTTTTATAAAGATGGTAACCTATATTTTAAAATGGATGTAGGTGGTAAAGAAAAAGAACATAAAGAGATTTGTGAAAAATATGGTGCAGACTTTTCTGTACAACCAATGAAAGTTGGTAGATGTGGATGGATGACCCATTATGAAGAATGGGAAGATGGAAGTAGTGAAGCTCTAAAAAGAGCGTGTTGGCCAAAAGAAAATGCATTCACATGGATGGATAGTTTATATGAAGCAGCAAAAAAATGTGATTCTAAATATTTGATATCATTAGAGGATGATACTTTTATCCTAAAACCAATCAGTATTCTTAAAGAAGATTTTGGTATTGCAGTTGTTGAATATAACTGTAATAGAATACATCCCTATTTACTAGAATTTATAGAAAGTATAGATGGTAATACAGATATTCCAATCAATTTATCAGGATTTAAAGGATATGGTGCACAAGGTGGATTTATTATCAATTGTGAAACTTTTGTTAAAGGATGGGATAAACTAAAACCAATATTAGATGAAAGATGGGATGAGATTAGAGAACAAACTCACTTAATAGGATGGGTTGATGTTTTACCACAACTTGCTGTAATGGCAATAAATGGTTCAGTTGTATGGAATAGAGAGTTAGTACAAACTTGGTTCAATGAAAGACCAGATTTATATCCAGGTCATAGTACATGGAGAGATTACGAGATTGTGGATTTTTTAAAAGATGATAATATAATTAAAAGTTTATGAAAGATTTAATAATAGGAGCAACAACAAAATATGTAAAACATCAGTTATTCAACTATGTAGAGTCTATTAAAAGATGTGGATTTACTGGTGATAAAATTATGGTAGTATATGATACAGATGATGATACTATTAAATACTTGAAATCAGAAGGATGGGAAATATTTAAAGGAGAACTTGAAGGACATATCCATATGCATAGATTGATTACAATGTATTGGGTTCTCAGACAATTAGATAGAGATTATAGATACATGATTACAACCGATGTAAGAGATGTTGTATTCCAACACAATCCATCAGATTGGTTAGAAAAGAATCTTAAAAAAGATATATTAGTTTCTAGTGAAAATTTATTATACAAACATTGTAATTGGGGTCCAAAAAACATTTTAGAAGGTTATAATGAACTTTTATTAGATAGATATGAAAATGAACAGACCTGTAATGTTGGAGTGTTAGCAGGTAAGTATGAGAGTATGAGAGATTTACTACTCCTAAACTACTTAGTATCTCAAGCAGGAAATACAGAACATTTTACAGACCAGAGTTCTTTTAACTTTATTGTACACAATAAAATAGCAAAAAGTAATATGCAATTTACAACACTTGGAGAAAATTGGGCATTACAGATAGGTACATTACATGGATGGCCAAACCCTAATAATGACAAAATTATCGGTGAACAAAACCACGAGTTAGATGAGTATGTAATTCTTCATCAGTACGATAGAGTAGCTGCAATAGATAGTCATGTAAATAAATTATTAAGTTAATGAAGTTTTGTATTTCTATATTTGCCTTACCACATGAAATTGATGATTTAGATTTAACTCTAACTCAATTAGGAAAAGCATTTGAATATGTAGATGAAAGTAATTACATATTAGATGTAACATTAGGAGTGTCCAATGATTTGGTAATGTGGGAACAATCGAAACTTCCATTAAGTTATTTTCAAGATAAATTTAACATAATGTTAAATAAATGTTGGTGGATAAAGAATAAACATTTTAGATTATCTGAAAATGAAGTTCAAGGGTGTGTATCTAAAAGGAGACAAACTTGGTTAGACCATCAAGATGTTGATTATCATATTTGGTTAGATACAGATATTATATTTGATGAAAGAACCCTTACATATTTAGAAAATGTTGCAGGACAATTAGATGATAAACATGCAATCATCACACCAGAAATAGTAAAAGTTTGGGATAATACATGGGATTGTTTGGTTAATAAAAACTTTTTAGATAAACCAAATGATTACCAAAAAACAAATAACCCTTACAAAGATTCTGGTATCAAAGGAGATATATCAGTAGAAACAGTAGTTTGTAATGCACCAGGTCAACCAACGATGAAATTTGCTGGTGGATGGTTTACTTGTATATCAAAAAATATATTAGATAAAGTTACAGTACCTAAATCTTTTGGTCATTATGGATTAGAAGATACCTTTATCATGAATTCACTAGAACTTTTAAAATTAGGTACTCAGTATAAAATAAAAAATTTAGTAGTTTGTGAAAACTACAAATACAGAAACAACCTTCATTTAACAAATTATCTTGCATCTATTAGTAGAAAAGATGAATTTTTAAAGGTTGCTCAAAACAATTTTAGAACAGAGATAGAAAAAGTAGTACAAAATACTACGTTTTAAATCTTAGTTAGATATTTATTATCAGAAAAGGATGTTATAACATCCATCGTTACTTCAATATCGTTTTAATCAAAACGTTTATACACAATCAGTTTTTTTAAGTTAGTTACAGTAATCTATTAACAAGGAGATTACTTTGAAGTACGCTACACTAAATGTATTTAAAATATTCGTTTTGTGTATCTTAGTTTTATTACCAAATGGTTCTAATAAAGATAGATACGAAAACGAACAGAACCTTATTAAGGTCGGCGAAGTCACCAACGAAATCCGCATGGGAAAATTTGCGGGTAACAGAAATCTAGCAGTTGGTGTAAAAAACATTCTCGAAGAACTCCTCTTAGATTTAGATTATGATTTATCAGACCAGGCATCTACACAAGTAAATGTTAGATTGGTCTTTTTTGATATAAAAAATATTGGAACATCAGTTGCGGTGTTCCACAAAGATGTATCACTAACGCAGATTATCGCTATTGGTGAACTAGAAGTCAATGGTAAGGTTAGAAAAAGAACTACCCAAAAAGGTCAGTCAAGAACAATTTCTACCTCAACCCTTGTAGTTGCAGAAGATGGAACATTTAATCAACAAACAGCAAGTATCGCATTAAAGAAAGTATGCGAAAGTATTATTAAGGATTTATTATTATGAAAAAATTTTTAACATTTTTAGTTAGTGTACTTTTTACACTAAGTTCATTTGGACAAGGTAGTTTAAATCTTGAACACCAAAGTGGAACAATTCAAAAAGTAGGCGATGAATTCGTTATGAAGATTCAGTATTACACTGGTGACCAAGGCGATGCAACTCTTTTACAATTTGATTACGAATACAACAACAAATTATTAGAACTAACAGAATTCAATTGGGCTGCAGGCGTACCAAGTGATTATTCTAAAACAAGAAATCAATGGACTGGATACAAATATAACGATAGACCAGATACAGATGCATCTGATATGGATTTACAATATCAATGGTGGCAATCTGAAGCTGGTAACAATTCGTATTCACAAAATGCTGATTTCAATGTAAATAGAATCACAGTACAAGGAACAACTGCATGGACAAATGGAGATGTTATTGTAACAATTAAATTTAAAGTTAAAGATAACTTTGGAACAAACTATTCTGATTACAGTAATGTAATTGCATTGAACTGGGCAAATATTAAGAAGGCAGATGGTTCACAATTACAAGTAACTAGAAATGGTGATTATAGCTTAGGAAACATTCAAGGTGGTAATGCTGGTGATGTAACCTTAAACTTAAAAACAGCAAACTCTGCAGGATATACTGATTATGGATACACAATCAAATATGATGGTGAATCTGTAAAGACTGGTGATTTTGATGCTGGTGGACAGGCAGTAGTTAGTGGTTTAGAAAACGATAAAATTTACTCAATAGAAGTAAACCTATCAGAACTACCAGAATATCTTGATGAAGTAGTAACTGTAGCAGATTTAGCAAAAGTATTCGCAGAAGCAATTGGTGCAGGAGATGGACCAAGTGGTACAACTTCAACTTGGGATTATCATGTACAGGCTGTTATTGGTGATGTTGTTGGTGATGATAATAAAGTAGATTTCCAAGATTCATATGAAATCATGGCGTATTTACAATCAGTAACAACTGGTAATACAAACAGAATTACTAAAGCTGGTGCAACATTTGATAAAAGTGGTATTGAAGGAACGTATGGTGATAACACACAGAGTTCAATGTTCCTAAATACATTTACACTTACAGATACAGACCAATCATCTAAAACTATAAACGTTGCACATGGATTGGTAGGAGACGTTAACTTTACACATTCATATGAACCAACAGCAGAAGGAGCTGCAAAATCACAAGCTGCATCTGCAAGAACTTATGATGTACAATATAGTTCGGTACAAGGTGCTGACCCACTTTATAGAAGTGAAGAAGCTAACTTAGATTTAGTTTCTGAAATAAAAGATGATGGTACAGTTGAATTTAGAATTGAAATGGATGTTGAAAATCTAATCGGTACACAATTCAATATCAAGTACAATACAACAGTTTTAACATTAGATAATGTAATCTTTGATACTGGTAATGAGATGACTAACTTCTCAAATATAGATGGAGATAAGATAAGAGTTGGTTCGTTTGACCAAAACTTTAATGCTACTGTTAAGACAGGTACACCATATAAATTAATTTTTACACCAAATGAAGCAATTCAAAACACTTCAGGTTTGATTACATTCAAAGTTACTGAAGGTGTAAAAGATGATGGAACACAAGTTAACTTTATTATAAACTAAGGAGAAAAAAATGAAAAAAGTATTAATATTATTAAGTTTATTCTTTGTATTCAGTTGTGTGAAAGACGAAGAATTATATAATGACCCATTCGTAGAAGTACCTGAGGCATTACAAATTAAAGATGTTGTAGGTATAAAACTAGAAAGTGTAATCGTAACTGATAGAGTTTCTATGAATGTTAAACTACCTGAGACAGGTATTTACAGAATTAAAATCAGACATGGAATGAATAATGAGTTGATATCACAAGAAAGAGTTAATGGAACTGAAGGAGATAACATCTTAAAAGTTTATACATCAACTTTAGATAAGAGTGGATATATGATTCAATTAACAGATGAATTCCATAACATATTAGGGAGCGAATCATTCGTAGTACAATAATGGCAAAAGAAAAAGAAAGTTTTTTTGGTAAATTAAAAAACCAAATTATTGCGGGAGTTGGTGTAATACTAACGGCACTCGGAACTATGTTCATAGATGAAGTTAAATCATTTATTGGTATAGAAGATGAGGATACTGCTGGTGTTGAAGTGGTTCAAGAAAACAAACAAGAAGTGAATGTTGAAGGACCAACAATTGTGGTAAATATACCAGACCAACAACCAGTTAAGGAAAGGGTAATTGTTAAAGAAGTACCAGTCGAAGAGAAAAAAGAAAAAGAAGAAAAGATAGATTGGTAGTAAATACAGGAGGTTAATATGAATCGTTTCAAGAAATGGTTTAGAAAATGGGGACAGCCAATAGGATTTATTTCAATAGTAACTTATTTAAATGTCTATGGGTATGTTTTCTCTGATAGAATGAGAGTTGGCGATGAGGTTTCAAGTTGGTTAGCATTAGGATTTATAGTACAATTCTTTGCTCTAGCCGGACTTTGGACTTGGATTATGAAAAAAATGGGGTGGAAGTTACCTAAATCGGTAAAAGAAACTCACAGTTAATTTAAAATAGGAGATTATATTATGAATGTTTTAGTAGAAATTTGGAATGACAGAATGCACGAGAACATTATATGGAACTTTATCCTTAAAGTATGGATATTTGGTTTACTAGGTTTGTTCGCATTAGGTTTTTCAGTACTGATGTATGGAATTATATCAGGTGAAGCAGATATTCAAAATGCCACATTTGGTATTTTTGATACTTTAGGGTAGTTAAAATGAAAAATTTATTAGATGCCGTTTGTAAGTGTTGGTATGGAATACTATTCAGTTGTGTTCTATTCGCAATATTTTTAATGGCAACACAATTATGAAAAATTTAAAAGAAAAATTAATCAAAGTGATTGATAAAATTGATGGATTCTTTCTACAATTTTATCCTGAACTTACAAAACATATGAATAAAAAAGATGACAAATAAAATTCTTATTATATTGTTATTATTTGTTTCTCATTTAGGATTCTCACAAACTGTGGGTAAGATTGAAGCAGAAACTTACCAAGCAGAATTCGAAAAGAAAAAATCTATCGATGATGTTTCAGATTATTGGGGTGAAACTATTCCAATAGCACTTATCAACATTTCAGCATCAGATGTGGTTTACGAAATGTGGCCTGATTTAAAAGATGCAAGAATTGGTTTAGGAGTTACCAATATGGTAATTGAGTATTTAGATTGGACTAACCGATTTGAGTTTGTTGAAGAAAAAGATGCTATCAAAGATAGAATGAAAACACAATGGGTTGCATCGAGAAAAGGTGTTTCACAAAACGAGGTTTATGGTGTTGGAAAAATCATGTTAGCAAAATATTTTGTTACAATTGAAATTTATGATTTTTCAGTTTCAGAAGATGAGGTTTTATCCCTAAAAGATGGTTCTAAACAAACACAAACAACTCGTTTGGGATTACAAGTTAGGTTTACTAACGCAGAGAATGGTACTTACTTTGTAGGTTCTGGTCTTGGAGAAGCAAATACAGTAAAAACCCAAGAAGGTTTGCTGGGGTTAGATTTGGAAGAAATAAATTTCAGACAGTCAGCAATTGGAGTAACTACCAGAAAAGCGTTGGAAACCGCTTCAGCAAGAATAGTAGCAAGAATGATAAGAAAGGGCATTTTTGAGAATTAAGATGAATGAGAAAACTACTATCGATATTATTCTTTCTGTTCTTAACTAATATTAGTTATGGACAAACATTCACACAGACATTTGTAGATAGATGTACTGGTGAGGTACAAGTTGTTACCGCAAACTTCACAACTGGCTCTGCAATAGTTGCATTCTACAACGAAGCTAAATTATTTACTTACGAACAATATACAAATGGTGAACTTCATCAATGGTTAGCTCAAAAATATGCATGGTGGGCAGCACTTTCACCATGTTCAACAGCTCAAAACCAAGCAACAAACGCCCAAAACGCAGCAAACAACGCAACAAACTCAACAAGTAACGCCACGAACAATACAAACACAAGTGGGAATACTGGTTCAACCAATACAAGTGGTTCGAGTGGTTCATCTTCAAGTGGAAGTAGTGGTTCATCAGGTTCGAGCGGAAGTGGTTCGAGTGGTGGAGATAGTGGTTCATCTGGCTCAAGTGGTGGAGATAGTGGTAGTGGTTCATCAGGTGGAGATAGTGGAAGCGGTTCTGATTCTAGTGGAAGTGGTTCTGATTCTGGTGGAGATAGTGGTGGAGACTCTGGTGGAGATAGCGGAAATGGTTCAGATGGAGGCGGTGATGGCTCTGGCGGTGATGATGGTAGTGGTGGAGATTCTGGCGGAGATGATGGAAGTTCTGGTGGTGATGATGGAAGTGGTGGAGATTCCGATGGTGATGGTGGGGGAGACTCCGATTCAGATGGAGGCGGTGATTCCGATGGAGATTCTGATTCCGATAGTGGGGGTGATTCTGATGGAGATGGAGATGGTGATTCAGATTCCGATGGAGATAGTGATGGAGATTCAGATTCCGATGGAGATGACTCAGATGGTGATGGAGACGGAGATGATTCAGATGGGGATGGTGATGATGACTCAGATGGAGATGACTCAGATGGTGATGATGATTCTGATGAATCCGATGATTCTGAAGAAGAAACTGAAGAAAGTGAAGAAGAAAGTGAAGAAGAATCTGAAGAAGAAAGTGAAGAGGAAGAAGAATCTGAAGAAGAGAGTGAAGAGGAAGAAGAGGAAGAAGAATCTGAAGAAGAGGAAGAAGAGGAAGAGGAATCCGATGAAGAATCCGAAGAAGAAGAGGAAGAGGAAGAAGAAAAAGAAAAACGATTCATGCCAATCCAATTAAAAGCAGATATAATGGCACAACAGGCACTAACATTGGATTATAACCAAGTTCTTAATATAGGTGCATCTCAATCATCAATTTATGGTGATGTAACAAATACAGCAAACTTAATGATTTATGATAATCTTAAACAGGCTGGTTTAACAATAGGTAGAAGTAAAGTTAGTTTGAATGATAACTACCAAGTAACTTGGGTAGATGGTATCAACTTATCTTACATGAGAAACTTTGATATGAATTCAACAACTTTATCTCTCAGTAGAATGAAACCATTAGGTAAATGGGGAACAGTTGGACTTGGTATCAACTATTCATTTATGTTTGGTAAAGATGCATTAGGAAATGAAATGCCTAAGATGGGTTCTGGTGGATACAATATACTTTATGCAAATATGGTAAAGGTAAACAACAGAATAACTTATTCACCAGCTTTAATAATGGCACAAAACCCAATTTCATATACACAAAAAATGGATGAGTTTGATGCCTTTGCAACAACATCAAAAGATTTTATAGGAATCCTTGCAAATTCCTTCACAATACAATTAACAAAATCATTTTCGTTCAATGCAGGATGGACGATAATTTATAGTAGTAATGAGTTTGTACCAATAATGAATTCGTTTATGATAGGTGCAAAGTTACCCTTTTAAGGAGAATTAAATATGAAAAACAAAATAGAATTAGGTGTAATAGGATTTTTGACTGGATTATCACTTTGGTTATTCTTTAATCCAACAATACAAGAAGTAGAAAAGATTAAAGAAATAGAAGTACTTCAGACTGTCATTGATAGTATCTATGTTGAAAAATTAGTAGAGAAAAAAGTATTTGTACCAAAATATATTACAGAAACAAAAACCGATACAGTAACAGTAGAAATAATCAAAGAGATAGAAAAACCAATTGAGGTAATCAAAACTGTTTATGTAGATAAACCATATGAAGTATTTGTACCAAAGTATGAATTACCAGAATCAAAATGGTATGCAGGATTTGCTTATCAATATGATTTAGAAAACTATTTTAGTGGGGCAAATGTTCAAATCCTTCATAAATTCAAGAGTGATAAAATGTTCAGTTTAGATGTAGGATTTAGAAATGATTTACTAGACAAAGAAACTGGTGTGGGTAAATTGAGACCATATGTTGGTGGTACAATATACTTTAGATTAGATAACCCAAATAAATTATAACTTTTGAGAGGGTATCTAAATACTTATAGGGTATGGAGACCATATTCACCTTACTAAAGGTAATCGGAATGTTTTTTGCATTTTGGTTTATTATGAATAGGTGGTTTAAGTGGTTAGATAAATAAGATGCCAGTAAAAATAAAACCGAGTACAAAAGAATACGTTAGAGATGCAAGAGGGAGAATGACCAATAAATGGGCATGGAAACATTATACAGTGTCCAATACTTCCAATGAAGAATTAATAAAATATTATAAAAACCCTTCATACAAAAGGAAGAAAGAGGTTATAAGAAAAGAATTAGTGAGACGAGGTGTTCAATGGGAAAGTTAAAAGAAAAAATAATAGAAAAAGGAAGTGGTTTAGTTGCTAAATCTAAATCAAAAAAACAGTTAGAAAAAGTATTACCTAAACCTTTAGCCAAACAAATCTCAAAAAAGATTGGTAAAGGTGTAGAGTCAGTAACTTCAAAGGCTCTAGATTTATGGAATAAAATAAAAGGTTAATATTTATATTTATGATGTACACCTTTGAAAATATAGAAGATATAAAAGCATTAAAATATCCAGGAGAACCAAAAGAAAAGCATATCAAAAAAATAGATGGTGTTAAAGATGGTATCTTCAAAGATTTTGATTATTCAGAATTCAAACACAATCTTAAATTTCCAAAAAACGAATCATTACAAACTTATTACGAACTAAAAACATTGAAGGCATTACCTATTGATGAAGATTTTGTCAAAGAAAAAGATGAAATAGAACAATGTTTTGAAAAGATATGTAAAAACAATGGTATTGAATATCCAAAAGAACTAGTAGATACTTTAGTAAAAAGTTCTGCAGGGATTATTTTAGATTTAAAATGGCATCATAATAGACCAAGACCAACACAACTTGCAGAAAAATTTGATATGAAATTAACTAAACAGATGATTTTACCTTCAATGAAAACACCATCATTTCCATCAGGTCATTCTACACAAGGTATTCTTATTAGTAAGGTGTTAGCAACCAAATATCCCCACGCTGGTCAAGAGTTTATGAAAGAAGGTAAAGATATATCATATAGTAGAAATATTGGACGAGCACACTTTCCATCCGATTCTAGGGTAGGTGAAAGTTTAGGAAACAGAATGTATAACTTTATAAAAGAGAAAATATAATTATACTTTTATTTTTTTATACTTATATAGTATAATGGCATGGAGTGATAAGTATAAGAAGAGTATAAATTGCAGTAATCCAAAGGGATTTTCACAAAAAGCACATTGTGCCGGTAAGAAGAAACGAGAAAGTATTATGAAAGTATCAGAATTTAAAAACTTTGTAAGAGAAATCAGTAGAGAAAAGTTTCATGGTTCACTAAGTGAGGCAAGTATTACTCCTGGCAACAAAGAATATTTTAAACCAAATATGAAAGATAAAGATTTGTTAGATTTAGCAAATCAACTTATAAAATATCCACATTCTAAAGTAAAAGGTGGAGCACAAATTCAAAAGTATTTCAAAGATGTTGCACAGATATTAGGATATCCACAAAAACCATCAGATGTAATCTCAGGTATTACTGTTAAAAATGTAAGTGGAACTATTGATAAAAGTAAAATAAAAATGAATAAAAGTAAGGCACCTTTATTCAAGATGTATAAAGATGGAAAGTTATCAATGAAACAATATGGTGCTATACAAAAAGATTTACTTAAAAAGTATTTAGGTTTAGTTAAATCACACCAGAGTTTAATGTATAAATCAATGGGTGGGCCTATTGGAAGTACAAGAAAAGCAGCAGCTGCTGCAAGAAGAGATATGGCATAATGAGTACTAAATTAAAAAACATATTATCTGAGGTAAAGTGGGGTAACAATGAAATTGAATTAGGAAGAGTAGTTACCTTCAAAGATTATCCCGCATTTAAAACACCATCACAGATAAAAGAAGAAGATGACCATGAAGTTGGAATGGGATTATCATCCTTAAAAACCTCTGTTCGTTCTGCAAAAATTATATACGATGAAATTAAGAAAAGAAACCTTCAAGAATTAGAAGGTTGGGTACAGGAAAAATTAACTAAATCTTCGGATTACTTACAAACAGTTGCTGATTATATGCAGGATTACGATGAGTATAAGAAGAAATAATGGACGAACATAATCATATCATGGAACTATTAGGAGCATTTTTAACGGGTGTAGTTGGGCCAATACTTTATTTATTAATTGATAGATATAAAAGACAACAAATAGATAAGAAAAGAGATAAGGTTAAAGAAACCATAGTAAACACCGCACTTATTACTGATGAAATAGAAGAAATCAGAAACGAATTTGAATCTTGTAGAGTTTGGATTTCTCAGTTTCACAATGGTGGTAATTTTTATCCCACAGGTAAATCAATTCAAAAGTTCTCAATATTCTACGAAGTTACAAAACCAGGTACATCTTCAGTATCACATATTTTCAATAATATTCCTTGTTCACTTTACCCACACGCTTTTAATCATATGTTAAATGATGAACAAAAAGGAATATTCATACCAGATTTCAAAGATAAAACAATCGCAACCTATGGATTAAAAGGAGCAGCAGATTCAGTAGGAACAAAATCTTCCTATGTGATTCCGATGTTTACCTTAGATGATAAGTTTATTGGTTCATTAGGAGTTGATTTTGTATCAAGAAAGAAAAAACTAACCAAAGACCAGTGGGAACATCTACAAATAAAAGCTGGTAGAATCGCAGGATATTTATCTTCACATTTAGCAAAATAATTCAAAAATGCCATTGTGGTCTCGGCTATTTTTCTTATATTAGCTATGTAAGATTGAGAGTTATGACAGAATCAAAAGTTAAAGAAATAATCAACGAAGTTTTCCCTAAGATAGAGAAACATTATGGATTTTCTAAGTTCCAAGAATGTACTCCTTATGTTGAAACTCACAGAAATATTTACGAAAAATATAGTGGAATTGAAGGTTCTAGTGGTGATGAAGATAGTTGTCATGCTGAGTATTGTTCAATGTTGAATGAGATTAGTATTTACTATCCTCAGATGAAAAGTAGAAAGATGGTTATTCAAACTCTTATCCACGAATACATTCACTACTTACAATCACCAACTTGGTTCAAAAGATATTACAATATGGGTCATGATTATGTATCTCACCCATATGAGAAAGAAGCGATAAGTTTC